CAGTGACACGTCAACAGAAAGCCGCATCCAAAGCCATCGATGCCCGCGTCATGCGCGCTTACTACGCAACCTGCTGCGGCATCCCCGTCAACATCATGGACCTGTCGAAGATTTCTGCCGTCGGTCGCGCTGCGCTCGCAGACGACATCGACGACGCCGAACTCGGGCGCCGCATCCGCGCCTATGTCGACACCCTCACGACCGACCGAGGTGCGTCGTGAAAGCCAAGCGCGAGACGCTCGCCGCCGTGCTCGGGAGCCTGCTCAGCAACCACGAGCTCGAGCCGATGCTGCGAACGCTGCTCTACACCTTCGAGGACGACGCCGAGCTCGCGACTGTTCTGCACGATAGCTACGTCGCCGCGCACCGCATGGTGGCGACGCCCGACGGCTATGTCGACGCCGCTACGTTCCCGTTCGAGCGCATGGTCGCCGACGTGCGAGCGCGCTGGGTCGTCGAGCGTCGCGACTCGAGCGCGCGCTACATCGAATCGCTTCGCGCGCGCGCCGAGGGCGACGGCGCGGACGCAGCGCAAGCGCGAGAACATCTCGCGAGCGCGATCAAGGTGCACGAGGGCGAGTTCGCCGAGAAAGAAGCGCCTCCCCCGAAGCCCGCCGTCGATCTGAGCTCGCTCAGCGACAAGCGCCGACGCTGCCTCAACGCTGCCGCAATGGCGGACGGGATTTCGCCGTGGGACTTCGGCTCGTCGACGATCTCGTGGCTGAAGAAACAACGCCTGATTGGCAAGTGGGACGGTCGTCGCTACTTCGCCACGACGGAGGGCCGAGCGCTGCTCGGTTGCGATTCGTGAGAACGCCATCGATTCACCGCAACGGGACGGGCAAGGTCGAGCTCGTCGAAGGGTACGAGCGCGCCGCGCGCGCTCTTCATGATGCGCTGCGCGCGCTCGCCGACGCTGCGCCGAACGCTCGCGACTATTACGTGCAGGGCGACGACGCCTACGCGCAAGCGCGACGAGAGCACGAGGAACGTCTGCGTCGAGTCGAGTCGACGTGCAAGGAAATCACCGAGCTGCTCGAACACTGCGCCGACGCCTGAGCCCTCGACGACGAGCGTCGAGCACGACGAGCGACGACAGCGCTGCGAATGAACGACGCGCGCAGCACGACAGCGACAGAAGGGCGCGCGACGAGAAAGCGAGCTCTCGTCTGTCGAGCGTCGTCGAGCGCGCCAGAGCTCGTCAAGAGCGCTCGAGCGAGCGATCGCCTAAGTACTTGAACCCATTGGGGCGAGGATTATTCCTAGAATCCCTGCTCGAGCGCTTGCGCTGCGCTAGCGGTCCGTCAGACTGATGTTCATGAAGAACGCGACGACGACCACCGACGACCCGACCTACATCATCCAAGGCTTGTACAGCGACGGCACGATCGCCGAGCAAGACGGCGCCGAGACGCTCGCTCTCGCGAAAGCTGCAGCGTTTCGCATGCTTCGCTCGCCCTGCTTCGAAGGCTCCTGCGTGCGCATCATCACGCGAGACGGCGAGCTCGTCACCAATCGCGCTGTCTCGAGCGCGTAATCTTTCCCTGCAACGCGACGGAATATCGCTTGCGCTGCGCTAGCGGTCCGTCAGAATGAAGATCATGAAGACGATGAAGAAGATGCCCGACCCGAAACGAGCCGCCGTGTTTGCCGCCTGCTGGGTAGATCCGAAGTACCTCGCGCTCACCGCCCGCAAGGACAAGCTCGCCACGATTTGGCGACGCGACCCCACCGAGCGAAACAATCGACTCTACATGAGCGCGCTTCGCCGCATCGGCAAGTTTGAGGACGCAGCGCTCGCTCGAGCCGGCTGCACGCTCGCTCGATTCGCAGAGGATTTCTCCTGAAGTTTGCTTGCGCCGCGCTAGCGGTCCGCTAGTATGAAGATTGTCAGAACGAACGAAACGAAAACGAGACCCCAAATGAAGATCGAAATCCACACCACCGACTACATCAACGCTCACGGAAAATCGCCCCGCGGCGTCGGCTACTGGGCATTCGCCATCGGCAGCCGCACTGCCGAGCCGACGTTCTTTCCGCAGTCGAGCTTCGCCGACGCGAAAAAAGCTGCCGCCATCCTCGCGATCGCGCTCGGTGTCTCGAAAGTGTGGGTGTGCTCGTGAAATTCGAAATTGAAGTTTCCGCCCTGCGTCGCCTCATCGGGGCGACGATTCGCAGCATCTCGACAGACGAGACGCGCGAGGCGCTCAACAGTCTTTATCTCGAGCTCGGCGAGCGCACCCTGACCGCCGTGTCGTCGGACGGGCATCGCCTCGCGAAATTCGCTGTCAACGTGGACGGCATCGAGCCGGGCTCGTGTCTCATCTCGCGCTACACCGTGCTCGACCTGCAGCGCGCCATCAAGAAACTGACAGTCGGCATCGTGTCGTTCGACTCGAGCGATCGGTCGATTCACGTCGCGCCGAGCAACACGACTTTCATCTTTTCCGATCGCAGCGACTACGAGTTTCCGCCCTACGAGCAAGTCATGCCGACGATGGATCCCGAGCGCGAGGGCTTGCGGTGGATGAATCTCAACGCGAGCTACCTCGCCGACGCGGGCGCTGCGTTCGTGGACGCGAGCGAGATGTCAATCAAGCGCGAGCCCGGTCTGCGGATCGAATTCGTGGGCGAGCTCGAGGCGACGCGCATCACGAATCCCCACGTGCCCGAGCTCGTGATCGTGCTCATGCCGATGCGACTCGACGGCCCGGGTTATCCCGCGCTGAAACCAGCCGCGAAGCCCGCGGGCGTGCTGCGACTCGTCACGAAAGCCTAAAAGAACGTCCCCCCTTTCCCCCCCAACGAAACGAGAAATCCCATGATGAATGACCTACGACACGACGACGACGACTTGACGGTGCTAGGGTTCGAGCGCTCGCGAGAGCGCGGGGCGGAGCGCTACGAGCTCGACGGCATGCCGTGCGATCTCGCCGACGTGCTGCCCTACGTTGACAGCGAGCACGCTCTGCCGCTGCGCGCTCTCGCGATTGGCGACGAGCACGAGATCCCGCAAGTCGGCAGCCCGAGCCTGTTCGTCACGAGGGTACGATGACCACCGTCTATCGTGTCAGCACGGGCGAGGCGGTCGCCGAGTATTCGTGCGAGCCGGAAAGAGCGGTCGTCTGCGCCTGGTCGCAGCTTCGGCTAGCGCTGCCGCGCGGCGACTTCAATACGTGGCAGTACGATTGGAGTCTCGCTAGACCGACCCAGCACGGTTGGGTGTGCGGGTACGGCGACGAGATCTATTGGGCGCGCCGCCAATGACCCCGTGCATTCGAGACTCGTTCCGCAAGGGGATGCGCGTGCGCTTGCGCGCGCAGCATCTCGAGCGCAGCGAGGGCAACGTCGCCGCCGTCGCGGCGAATCTCGTGCTCATCTGGCTCGACGACGGGCGCACGCTTCATCTTTTACCCAACGACGCGAGCTGCAATCTGGAGGAAGTTCGATGATTACAGCAGCAGCAGCAGCAGAGAGGCTCGCTCTCATGCGCGAGCGCCGCGCGAGCGCACAGAAGTCGCTCGACGACGCGAAAGCGGCTCTGGCAGTCGCTCAGCACTGGGAATCGAGCGCTGTTATCGACGTCGAGACCGCGGGAGTCGCGCTCGACGACGCTGTCGACGACGCTGTCGACGACGCTGTCGACGACGCGCCAAATGAGAGCTTGCGTAGCGCTAGCGCTCTGCTACAAGAGAGCTCCATGGACAAATCATCGAAGTCGAAGTCGAAAAAACCCAGCACGACGAAGTCGGGCGTGCCGGAAATCATTCTCTACGTGCGCGTCGCCGCGACGGAGGACGCGCGCTTTAAAGCAGCATTCGAGCGCTCGAGCTTTCGCCGCTACGCCGATTGGGTGCGTCACGTTCTCTGGGAAGCCAGCGAGCCGCCGCGCAGCAAATGAAGGCGCTTTCCATCAAACAACCCTGGGCGAGTCTTATCGCGTCGGGGCAAAAAACCATCGAGCTGCGGACGTGGCACGTCGACTACCGCGGCGATCTCATCATCTGCGCGTCGAGCACCCCGCGACGAGGCACACCCTACGAGCTCGGTCCGCTCGGGGTCGCGCTCTGTGTCGTGACGCTCGACGATATCGTGCCAGCCAGCGACCTCGACGCGGTGGCAGCGTGCGAGAGCAGCATCAAGCCCGGGGAGTATGCGTGGCATCTGTCGAACGTGCGCCCCTTCGAGCCGTTCGCCATCAAGGGGCGTCTCAACATCTGGGAGCCCCCCGCCGAGCTCGTCGTGCACATCGAGCAGTCACTATCCGTGCCGCGCCTAGCGTTGCGCATTCCCAACGTCGACGACCACGACTAGTCGAGCTCAAGCGCTCGCGCGAGCAGAGTACCCGTACGCGCGGCCGTCGCCGTCGCCGTCGCCGTCGCGCTGACCGTAGCGATCGCCCGCGCCCGAGCCGCCGCCATCCTTGGCGCCGTCGCCGTGTCCGAAGCCGCCCCCGTCGCGCGTGCCGTTGCCGCCGGCGTAGCCGTTGCCGTAGCCGTCGCCCGCTGCGTCGCCGTCGCCGTCGCCGTACCCGTCGCCGCTCTTCAAGTCGAAGCTCGTTTGCCGCTCGTCGCCGCTTGCGCGGCAGAGCGCCTGCCACTTCGCCGCGTCGCAGCGCAAGGTGGCGATGATGCCCGCGCTCGGCAGCTCGATGCACGGTGCAGGATCGAGCACGGTCCGCTCGAGCGGTCCGAGAAGAGCGAGCTCGCCGAGCCCCTTGCTCGTCCCCCAGGTTCGCACGACGAAGCCGCCGTCGACGGTGCAGTGCGCGCCCCGGCGCGAGAAGAGCCCGACGAAGACCCATCCCCGCGGGGCGATCACGATCCGGATGTCAGGTTGCATTGAGGAGTTTGTTCGCTTGCTCGAGCGGCATCGGCGGGCCGATCCATTCGAACGAGGCAGCGCGGCGACTCGTCGTGCGCGACTTCGCGAGCGACTTCTGCCGGCCGGTGTCTTTGGCGGTGAACCCGTGGCGGGTGAGGCGCCAGTTTCCGCCCCGCGTGCGGCTTCGGATCTCGGCCGGATGCGCTGTCCTCGAGAATGCACGAAAGCCGAGCCCAGACCACATGCTAGCGACGGTATCGAACAGGGCGCGACCTATCCCTACGCCCTGATAATCAGGCAGGCAGACCGTGCGGTGGCCTCGCCGCGCCTTCTGCTTGTCGCGAAGTTTTCCCACGAAGGGAAGCCACGCGTCGAAGGCGACGGTGCGCCCGTTCAAGAGCGCGGCAAAACAGACCGCGGAGTGATTGAGCTCGGCGGTCAGATAGTGATGTGAAGCGAAGATCCGCCAGAGCGAATGATGGACTCGGCGGATTTCCAGCTCGATGTCGGGGCGCCGTTGAAGCTCCCTCCACGTGAATCGGCTCACGTGAGGCTCTAGGATCCAATCGGGCTGCAGCCACTCGACGATGTCCTCGTGACACGAGACGGCGACGAACTGCTTGCCGGGGGCGCGGCGCACGGCTTTCGCGACCGCGCACGAGCCGATCTTGGCGACCTGGCGATCGACGACGCTCGTAAACTCATCGACGACGACGAGCTGCCGCGCATCGAGGAGCGCCTGCGCGAGCGTCGCGCGAAACTGCTCGCCGTTCGACAGCACGTGGAACGGCTTGAGCCAGGACGGCGGGCTCGAGAACCCGACGGAGCTGAGGGCGGCGGTGACGTCGCGAATCGAGAGGGCGGGATCGAACGAGTCGACCAGGCTTCGCGACGGGTGCCACGGGTAGCTCGAGACGAGCGCGTCGGCGAACAGGTGCCTCGCGGCCGAGCTCTTGCCGGCGCCCGACGGGCCGACGATGAGCCCGATCTGCCAGTCGCGCTGCTCGAGCGGGACGTCGAAATGGAACTTGGCGGTCGTGCGCTTCGCCTCGGGAATGTCGAACATTCCCTCCAGCTGGGTGACGCGGGGCGTGCGCTCGATGTCAATCGAGAGCTCTAGATCAAGGCGCGGCACTTGAGCCCCTCGGCTTGAAATCGGCCGAGCAGGTCGAGCTGCTGGGCCTCGCTCGTGCAGTCGATGATGATGGCGAAGTGCTCGTCGAGCTCGACGGTCGGCGGATCGTCGTCGTCGGCGGCGACCTGTTTGGCGAGCTTGTCGAGCTCGTCGTCCTCGAAGCCGGCGAGCGCTGCGTCTTCGGCGCTGTACTCGGCCATGATGGTGACGACCTCTTTGTCATCCCATTCGGCGATCTCGCCGAGCTTGTTGTCGGCGATGGCGAGCAGATGCGCGTCGGCGGGATCGAGATCTAAAAAGCGCACCGGCACAAACTCGATACCGAGAAGCTCCGCTGCGAGCACGCGCGTGTGGCCGGCGATGATTTCGTTGTCCGCCTTGCGCGCGAGGATGGGGTTACCGAAACCGAATCGCTTGATCGACGCGGCGACTTTCTCGACCGCCTCGGCGTTGTGGCGGGGGTTACGCGGCCACGGTTTCAGCGTCGCGCGTTCGATCCAGACCGCGGCGGCTTCGTCGGGCTCGGCGCTCGTGCTCTTGGCAGGTTTCATGTTTGCAGAATGGGCAGAGGGCGCGCGCGTCGGTTGGTTCGGCAGCGCTGGCGATGTTCGAAGCCCCACGCTTGCGTGCGCGCAGCGGGGCGGCCGCGGCGCTCGCGCTCGGGGAGCGGGGCGAGCTGCAGCGTGCGACTCGTTCGGGCGGCGTCGAGCACACGGCGCATGCGGGCGATCGCTTCGTTGGCGCGCGCGGCGTCGGCGATGGCGCGGTGCAGGCGGCGCTCGAGATCGCGCGAGAGCTTGACCTCGGCGTACCCCGTGGTCGGGTATATATACTCAGACGACTCGATGTTGCCCGAAAACGGCGGCGGCAGCGTGGCCGTGGTGGGGGCGTATATATACCCGCGCCACTGCGTCGAGGACGTGTCGTGAGCGTAGTCGTAGTCGGCGATCATCAGAGCACCGGGCGGCGGGCGCCGCGGCGGATCTCCTCGGCGCGGACGGCCTGGATGTCGCGCGACGACGAGCCTTCGCCGCGCCGCGTTAAGCCGAGACGAGCGGCGCCGGGTCGGCCTTGCGACGAATCGACAGGGCGGCTCGTTGCCGGCACCAAGAGGCGGACCTGGGCAAGGGCGGCGAAGGGGCGGTGGAGGAGCACGGGCGGTTTGAGCGGGGCGTCAGGAGGCAGCGTTGGGGCTTCCTGAGCCACGCTGCCCTTTCCCTTATGCAAAACGGGTTTTGCCGGAATTGGCCAAGCTAGCCGTTTTGACCAAACTGGAACGTTTCCGTCCGTCCTAGCAAGTGCCACGTGAAACACCTTGCGCTGCGCGGACTTTCGTGATTCGCGAATCGCTCCGCGCTACTGGTTCCTCCATGCCGCCCGCTGATTACTCGTCGGCGCCGCCGCGCTTGCCATCTGGGCGTGGAGCGACTTCGAGAACCACGTCCTGACCCTCTGGATAAGTTGACGGGCAACGCAAGCGCTTGCAAGATAGGTTCACGTCGCGCACCCGGGTGCGAGCTCGAACGTCAGCCGCCGAACGCCTCGTCGGCGACGCGCTCGTAGATTTCCGGGAAGGCCTTGCGCAGCCGATCGGTCGAGATGCGATCGCGCCCGGCGCGGTTCACCAGCACGCCTTCCGCCTTCGCCCAGTTGCGCATCGTCGTGTGATGGCAGCCCGCCAGATCCGCACAGGCGCGGATCGAAACGTACGCGGGGACGCGCTTGCGCTTCAGCCGCATGCAAGTTTGGCAAATGCTCCTCTGGCGTCGGCGAGCAGCTCGCGCGCCTCCTCGTCCATGCGGCGGATGTCGCGATCGCGCTCCTCGGTCGGCGTACCCTCCTGCCCGCGCAAGAGATCCTCGATGACGCGGTGGGGGGCGTGCCCGACGAGGTTCGACGCGACGACGAGCCGCTGCCCCGTCTCGGTCAGGTGGTAGATGCTGCCGATCTCGCGCGAGCGTTCGAAGATTTGTTCCCAGTGCATCCCGACGGTGCCGTAAAAGCACTCGAGCGCCGCGTGGTGGATCATCGAGAGCCCCATGAGCTGGCGCGAGAGGGCAGCGACGCCGAGGAACTCGCCGTACTCGGGCGTGTAGCTCGGCTCGCTCTTGGTGTGGTCCTCGTGCAGGTGCATGTACACCCAGCTCTCGGCTGCCGCGATGCGATGCCCCTCCGAATCGCGGTACTTCGAGCTCTGTCGCTCGAGCATGGCGCCGGTGGACGACGAGGCCGCGCTGAGATCATCGCTGCGCCGAAAGTACTTTCGGAGCGCCGTCTCCTGCGCCGCCGAGAGCGTGCCCGTCGCTCGTCGGCGCGCTGCTAGCGTCATGTCACCGCCGGGGCGAGCCCCCTCTTGCGCAGGCGCGCCGCGTCGCGCAGCGAAACGCGCGCGCGTTTTTCCCACCACGGCACGTGGAAGCGCTTGCCGCAGAACGGCAGCGCGAAGCGCAGCTCGCCAAGGACGACGGCGCGGGTGAGTTTCATGCACTCGCGCACGGCGCGCTCGGGCCGTATTTCGGTCGCCCACGCGACCGTGTGATCGTCGACGTACGCCGTTGCGGTGCTCGCCGGCGACGCTTCCAGCAGTTTGATGGTCACGAGTATCGTCATTGCGTCCTCCCTTGCAGACGAGCCGTTTCCGGGGGCGCGTCCAGTTCACGAATCTTCTTTCTCGACTCCCGCAGATTCCGATCCGCTTCGATGGCGCTCACCGCGATGTGCATGTCGAGACAATCGGCACGTCTCACTTCGGTCTCACCAAGCTGCGATCGGTCGACGCGAGCGCCGAGGGCAACGTTGCGTTTCAGCGATCGAACGTCGCGCTCCTGACGTGTTTGCCGATAGCCGACGAGCTCCGGATCGGTGAGCACGCGCAGGCATCGCCGTGACATGACCACTGCGAGATCGGGTCGATGCTGCTCAATCTGTCCTTTCAGTTGCATCTGCTCGATTCGATACCGCTCGGGATCTTCCGAGTAGCGCACCTGCGAAATGATCTCGATCTGTGCTTGCCCGATGGCGTCGCCCTTTCGGATCGACTCGAAGTCTATCGGGTGAACAAGTGCTACTTTGACCGATTCGTTCATTGTCGATTCCTTTCAACGCCGGCGAAGGCCCTCGCCTTGCCACGCCGTGCCATGCCCGGACCTGCCGGAGCCGTGCCGGGACATGCCCGAGCATGCCGGACCAGAGCCAACCCCGCCAAGCGACCGACACCACAGGCGCTGCCCGCAGTCTCTCGAACGCGCGTCTGGTTTCGGCGGCGGTCAAGTAGCCCCCCTCAGTGCGCGGAGGAATGCGCGAGCGAAGCCGCGATACATCGCCCTTGTGCCCAGCGGCCGCTGTCGCCATTCAATCTGCGGCGGGGCCATATGATGCCAGTTGCCTTGCGCCCACATCGCCATCGCAACCACCTCCACCTCACTCGGTTTGCGCTTCTTCGCGGTCATCGGCTCCGCTCCTCGTGGATGTGCTTCCACGTGACGCCAAATAGACGATTCGCTCCACGGACTTGCCGGCTATTCCGAACAGCTCAGCTATGTCCTTGCGCATGGCGCCGACATCGTGGAGCCCGAGTACCGCGCGGACGTCGTCAGGCCCGAGCTTAGACGTCCCCACGCGTTCACCACGAGTTCGGCTCGTCGACTGTTGACAGCTCCTCAACTTGCCGCGCCCTGCCCTTCCGCGACCGATCGCGCCACGGCCAACAGAGCCAGGCCACGCACCGCCATAGTGCAACCGCCCATCCTCTCGAACGGGCGATCGCTCCTTGCCAAACTCCTGCCAAACCGAGCCATGACGGGACTGGACATGCCCATCCTGGCCCTGCCCAACCAGACCCATCCCGACCGCACCAACAGTGCTGTTCGCAATCTCTCGATCGCGGACAGCTCCTTGCCATGCTGCGCCCTGCCGAGACCCGCCTTGACGTGCACCGCCACGCCAAACCCAACCACAGAGCTCACGGCCACCTTCCGATAGCCGAGAACTCCATGCCTTGCGTCGCCTGACCCGACCTGGTCCGACCATGACACGCATCGCCGCGCCACGCACCGCCATGCTCAAATCTGCTCGACCAAGAAGCGACCAAAGCGCGGCGTGTTATCGCCGAGACCGATCTGCTCTCCGCATGCGCGTGCAGCCTCGATGACCTGCGCCTCGTTCACGAGCGATGGGTCGAAATTCACCTCGATGTCGAGGGACCAATTCCGGAAGATCGGCCGCGTTCGCATGATGCGCGCTTTGCCAACGACGGCGCCACGCACGTCGACGAACCGCGGATCGTCGTAGAGCTTTTGCACGTCTCGCGTTCCCTCGTACTTGAGCGGGAACTCGGGCTCATCCACCATGATCGCCGCATCGACGTCTTTGCCGAGGCGCTGCTTGCGCGCACCCTCGACCAGCGCTGCGTGGATGTTGTCCCCGGGCATGCACGGCGCACCCTTCTCATCGACGTAGAGGCCACCACGCCATTCGAGCCAGCGCAGCTTGAGAAGGTCATCGTCCGTTTTCTTTTTGCCCTTGCCGGTAATCTTCTTCATCTCGCGCACGTATTCGTTCATCGGGTCGGCGAGTCGCCCGTTGTGCATCATGAGAGGTCGCACACCGTTCAGTCGCAGTTTTATCTTTTGCATGGTCCCTATCCTCCTTGCCGTTACCGTTTTGCGTGCTGCTTACGTCGCTCCCCTTCCTTTCGTCGCGCGTGGTTTCAGCGCGCGTTTCGTCTGCTCCAATCCGATCGTTTCGAGCCGCAAGAGGAATCGCAGCAGCACTTTCTCCTGTCCGTCGGCGTACGAGCAGAGCCAGCGCACCTTTTCGTTCAGCTCGGCGAACGGGTTGGCGTTAAAGCCCTTGCCCTTGATCTTGCGCCAGTGCTTGATGTGCGCGGCGAGCTTGTCGTAAATGTCATTCGTCGTTCTCATCGTCGTCTCCGAGGTGCAGCTTCGGCAGCGGCGGCAGCGGCCAGTACGTTTCGATCCGCCGCGCCGCCCGCCGGGCCCAGATGGCTTGCGCGCTCGACATCACGAGCAAGGAAAAAAAGGGCACGCCGAGGCAGAGCGCCAGGCGAGCGCCGGTGAGCGTCTCGTTCCAGACGCGCGCGAGCTGCCCGATGAAAACGCCCACGGTGACCACCCACCTGGTCGCATCGAGCCCGCGCTTGGCTTCGAGCGCGGCGTCGAGCGCGCGCTGGCGAGCCTTGTGCATGGAAAAGGGGGAGAGCGCCATCACGCGGGCCTCGCCGGCGGCGTCCAGCCGTTCTCGAGCGCGATTTGCATCCACAATTGCATCCGCAGATCCTTGGTCGCGCGCTCGACCTTCACCTCGACGCGCGGTTCGTCGTCCGGATCGGTGCGCATCGAGATGAGCGCCTCGGTGATCCGGTTGTCGTTGAAGAAGACGAGCCCGCTATTGGCAATGCCGTCGGCGATGCCTTTCGCGAAGTTGTCCCAGTCGCCGCGCCAGTGCCGGCGGACGATGTGCATGTGGATGCGCACCGCCTCTTTCTTCGCGTAGACGCGCCGCCAGTCGTCGCAATGCTCGAACGCCGCGCGCGCGTGGCGCTGGACGTGCTGCTCGTAGTGACGGGTTTCCGTCGGCGTGAAGGCGGTGATGATGGGCCGCCCGCCGGGCCCGAGGACGGCCTTGCCGTCGCGCATGAGCGGCACCGCGCGCGGGCGCGAGCACGGGACGGGATCGCCCGGCACGGTGAAGACGACCTGCGGCGGGTTCGGCGGCGCCCTCGTCGCGATCGGCATCGAATCGCCGAGCGCCGGAATGGTGGCGTCGTCGTCGTCGACGCGCTGCCCCGGGATGAGCGCGAGCTTGGTCTGCCGCGGTCGTGTCCAGTCTTTCATGGTTCCCTCGGCTCCGTTTCGTACGGTTCCCAATATCCGAGGCGATCGCCCTCAGCGGCATGCTCGACGCAGAGGGGCACCGAGAATCCGTCGGAGGCGTCAAGCGCAGAAACTCTGGTGACCTTCGCTTCTTGCCTGCAGTGTGGCCAGCGGCATCCCTTGCGGCGAATCTGTTCGAGCACCTCCGTGTCCTCGCTTCGTTTGCTCATGGCTCGCCCCGTCGGTTGTTGTTGTGGATTCGGAGCTCGGCAGCGATCTCGAGCAGCGCGAGCAGGATGCCGACGAGGGGGCCGGCGACAAAGAACGTGCAAACGAGCAGGAGCCCGGGGTTCATGCGAGCCCCGTCGGTGGCGCTGTCGGCTCCTCTTGCGCGGCCGCGTCGATGCACTGCAGCTCCTTCACGATGCGCATGCTCTTGCGGTATTCCTCGGCGGTTTCCTGCGAGAGCTTCGACGCGAAGCCGTTGCCGTCGTGCAGATCGAGCATGGCCGACCGCCGCCCTCGCCGCGTCGTCCTCGGCGTCGACGATGCTTTCGAACTCGCGCTCGGCGAGCTCGAACCAGGTTTCGGCGCTTGTCATCACTTTCCTGTCGTCCTTCGATGCGTGCTCGCGTTCGGGCACGTTGCGAAATGGGATTTGTAGAGCGGCTCGAGGCCCGGCAGCATCGCGTCGCGCACGATGGCGGTGACGCGTTGGCCATGGTGCTCGAGCACGATATTGCCATCGCGCACGGGCTCGGCGTCGACGGGCATGCGCTTGCCGTTCTCCGTCAGCGCCCAGATGATGGGCGCATCGCACGAATTGCATTTGGCGCTCATCCGACTTCCCTCCCGTCGTTCTTCAGCCACCATTCGAGATCGCCGAGGCTCGAGAAGATGGGCATGCTGGTGCCCTCCGCCGCCGTCTTCTCGCCGCGCGTGCCCGACGAGCGCTCCCAGTCGGGGAGCAGGAGCAACGCATCGCACCGGCGCATGAGCTCGAGCGTGCCGCCGAGCCAGAACGCGTCGTCGAGCTGCCCGTGGAAAAAGCGCGTGTTGGTGTGCGGACAGAGCGGCATCGCGCCGAGCTTGGCGACTTCGAGCGCGACCGCTTCCGCGCGCCGTACGTTGCACTCGATGTCCCACGTGCTTGCGCCGCGAAACGGTCCCGCGATGTAGATGACCCTCATGACGTCCTCCACCAGAGGCCGAAAACGACGCGCCGCCAGACGTTGCCGCCGCCGCTGCTCATCTCGCCCTGCCGCATGTCGCCGAACTCCGTCCATGCAAGCCGCCAGCACTTCCAGACCCACGGGCTCACGGCGCACCCTCCCTGCCGCGGTCGACGCCGACGAGTTTTCCGATGTACTCGGGCGAGAGCGGCTCCTCGCCTTGCGCCGGCGGTCTGTCGGTGTCGCGCTCGCGCGGCTTGTCGTCGAACAGCCACGAGGGCGGCATGATGGAATCGAAACCCGCCGCGCCCCGGTGCCCCGCGCCGCCGAACGTCTCGGCAATCTCGGCGACGTCGACGTCGCCTCGCGAGCGCAGCGAATATTGGTAGCGGCCGTCGACGCGCTGAAACCACCCCACCGCAAAATCCGCATTCTCGGCGAGGTGCCCGACGAGCTCAGACGCCATCATGCCGGGCGCGTTGACGACCGGCACGTAGTGATCGAGCACGTCCATCATGCGCGCGTTCTTCGCCGTCGCGTCGATGTACGCCGCGATGTGATCGAGGATCGCGTTGCCCTTGGCGACGCAGCCGGCATAGTCGCCAAGGAGCTCTACCTCGAGCTCGTCCCAGCGTTCGAACTCGCGCGGCTGCACGCTGATCCACGCGCTCAGCGCTTTCGAGTCCATCAGTTTGAAGCGCCAGAGATCGCGATCCTCGACGAGGTTGACGAGCAGCGGGCGCGGCGCGTCGGGACAGAGCTCGTCCCAAGCGAGCCCCGCGCCGCTGCGCTCCATGTCGAATTTGCAGAAGGTGAGCCCGGCGAGGTTGCGTTGCGCGCTCGCGTGGTGATCGAGGACGCGCAGCGTGCGCGCCTTGCCCGCCATGTCGAGCAGCACCTCGCGCGGGTAGCTGAAGTCGAGCACGAGTACGTCCTTGCCCGCGACGTCGGGCGGCTTGCTCCCGTATTTTGCGGGCACGTACGCTGCCCCGTCGCCGAGCTGCGACCACGCGACCCACGCGGCGGTGAAACCGTCGACGCAGTGCTCGTGGTAGATCACGACGGCGAAGTTCACGGCCGCACCTCCTTGCCCTTGCCCCTCCCCTTCGCGCGCTTGACCTTCTGCAGCTCCTGCCCGTTGTGTTTCAGGCGATCGGGCGGCTCGTCGTAGATGGTTTTTCGCTTGGCGGCGCCGACGAACGGCAGCGTCGGGTTCTTGCGCCGCTTCGCCGCCTCGTCGCACTCGTCCGGGTCCATCGGGCGCGTCAGGATCTTCTCGTCGTTGTCGAGGCGGTAGATCGTGATCTCTTCCGCCACGTCGTCGGGCTCGAGCCGCACCTCGACGTCCTCGTATTTCTTATTGTCGCGCGCGGACTCGGCGAGCAGCTGGATCTTGTCGTCGAGCAGGTTCATCTGCTCGTTGTAGGTGCGGTCTTCTTCGCGTTTCTCGTCCTTGATGCGCGTCCACTCGAGCCGCGCCTCGGCGAGTTCGATAAGCAGTTTGTCGCGCTCGCCTGCGGTGAGTTTCTCGCCAACACGATGAAGGATCGGTTTCATTTTGGGGCTCTCCTTGGGTTATGCTGCGCTGTCGTCGTCGGGTTCGTCGGAGTCGTCGGGCTCCTCGCCGCTCGCGAGGTTTTCGAATCGCGTGAAGGGGCCGCGAAAGCGGCAGAGCGTTCTGCCCGTCGGGCCATTGCGCTGTTTGGCCACGATGAGCTCGGCGAGATCTTTTTTCTCGGTGCGCTTGTCGTAGTAGTCCTCGCGGTAAACGAAGATGACGTTGTCCGCGTCCTGCTCGACGGCGCCCGACTCGCGCAAATCCGAAAGCTGCGGGCGCTTGTCCTTGCCGCCGCGCGTTTCGGGGGCGCGGTTGAGCTGCGCGAGCGCGACGACGGGCAGCTCGAATTCCTTGGCAATCTCTTTCAGCCCCGCCGACAGCCCAGCGATGACTTCTTCGCGCGATTTTCCGGCGCCGTGCATGAGCTGCAGGTAGTCGACGGCGACGACGCGGATCAGCGTGCCCGCGCGTTTCTTTTCTCGGATGAGTTTCCGTAGGCCGCTGCGCAATTGGATGAGCGTGAGCCCCGGCTTGTCGAGGATGAAGATCGGCATCTGGCGAAGCTCGTTCGCTGCGAGCGCGAGGCGGTCCCACTCGTCGCCCGAGATGTGCCCGTGGCGAAGACGGTTCACCGAGACGCTCGCGCGCGAGCACATCATCCGCATGGCGAGCTGCTCCTTCGGCATCTCGAGCGAGAAGATGGCAACGCCGCGCAGCGGGTCGACGTCGAGCCCCGCGACGTGCTGCGCGATGTCGAGCACGAGCGACGTTTTGCCCATGCCAGGGCGCGCGGCGACGATGGTGAGATCGCCGTCGTGCAGGCCCGCCGTCTTCGAATCGAGGCGGAAAAACCCGGTCGACTGGCCGACCATGCGCTCGCCTCGGCGGGCGAGATCCATCAGGTGGTCGAACGCAGCGCCGACCGGCTCGCCGATGTCGACGAAGTCGTGGCTCGTGTCTTGGCTCGACAGATCGAAGATGCCGCGCTCGGCGGTCTCAATGAGCTCCGCTGCAGGTCCTCGGTGCCCGTAAGCTTCCGCGGCGACGGTCTGGCAAAGCGTGCAGAGCGCGCGCAGGCGCGCCTTGTCGACAATCGTCGCGGCGTACGTTTCGATGTGCGCGACGGACGGGACGGCGTCGACGAGCCCTGCCAAGTACGCACTGCCGCCGACCTGCGCGAGCCTGTCCTTGTCGCGAAGGCGCCCCGCGACGGTCACGACGTCGATGGGCTTGCCCTCGTGCACGAGCTCGAGCGCGGCTTCGTAGATGCGGCGATTCGCTTCGGAGTAAAAGTGCTCGGCGCGCAAGATGGGAATGACGAGATCGGCAGCCTCTTGCTCGAGCAGCATGGCCGACAGCACCGCCGCCTCGGCGTCGAGATCGTGCTGGGGAATACGCCCAGCGACGGGCGCCTGGCGGTCCTCGGCGTAGCGATCGCGCGCTGCCGTCATGCGGTCGATCCTTTCTTCGGATCGCCGATGCCCCGTGCGATGGCGCGCGCGCGCTCGACGGCGGCGAGATGTTCTTCTTGCGACAGCGGCGGCGGCTCGGCGGGGCGCGGCGCCTTGATGCGCGTCACCGATGCGGGCCTCGGCAGATCGCCGTACGTCGGCAGTCGTCGCTCGAGCAGGCGAAGGGGGTGCCGCGCGTTGACGTGACAGCTCATGTCGCCGTCGTCGCGCAGGAAGCTCACGAACCAATGGCGCAGGAGCGCCGCCGTGCGCGCCGCGTTGCCCTCGGCGAGCTCCTCGGCGCGGTGCGCGAGCCGCTGCACGACGCGGTCGTCCTGCACGAACACCTCGACGTACTTGCCGTACCGGCGTCGGCTCGCCTCGTACAATTCCCGCCAGAGGCGCCACGCTTGGTCGTAGGTCGTCTTGCGACCGCCGTCGTGCACGACCGGCTCGGGCGGTGAACTAGGGTCGCCCTCTTCTTCCCCCTCGGGGGGTAGGGGGGGTTTGTTCTCTACTGTTCTATTCTGTTCTGTACTGTAGAGCGTTTCGCCGTTTCGTTCGGAAACGTCGCCCTGCGTTTCATCGCCAGCTAAGTCGGCGTTTTTCCTCCGCTCGCGGAAAAGTTGCACGCGAGACGTGCTCGACTTGGGCCCGGAAAATTGCGACCACTTGCAAAAAGTTAGTCTGTGCTTGGTGTCATCTCGTTCAATTTGAACGACTTGGACTCCACTTGCGTCCGGTTTTGTGAACTCTCGGAGCGCCTGGTTGATCTCTTTTTTGTTGCCGCCGAGGAGATCGTGGACGGCCTTCTCGGTCGTCCACCCGAGGGGTAGCTCGATGGTCCCGGCGCGCTGCCGCGCCTCAAGAGCGAGCTCGAGCAGCACGAAGCGCACCCCCCGCGGCAGCGAACGCTTCGCCCCCTTCGCGAGGCGTTTCTGGAACGGCACCCACTCCTCGGTCATGGGCGGCCCCCCTCCCCCCCTCGCGCGCGCGCGCACACGCGTGAGTCCGCTTCCCGTTTGCGGGCTCGCACCTTGTCGAGGAGGTGATCGGCGACGACGCGCTTGGCTCGGCTCTCGGCCTCGCGCACGAGGTTCATGAGCTTGGCGACCACCTCGAGCGTGTTGCCGCCGTTATCGGCAACGTCGAGCGCGCAGGAATCCGAAAGCTCGCCCACTTCGAGATCGGGGAAGTTGTACTTGATGGCGGCGCCGTTTTTTTTGACGTCGAGGTAGAGGTGGTACCGGCACGCGACGTAGGGGCATGGGCGCGGTCCCGCAATGCAATCGCCGCGCACGCGCGGACGAGGGCCGTCTTCGCTCCTCGGGAAAAGAAGGCGCCCGCGCTCGAGCTCGCGGCGCGAGAGGCGCAGCATCGATTCGGTCTTGGCGCGCACCTCGCGCGTGCGGCGGTTGCGCAGGTCCTTGTGCGTCGTATAGACCTTGAGCTGCCGCGCCATCAGTGAGCCCCCCGCTCCCGTTCTTCGAATTGCGTGTGCTGTTCAGTGCATTTCAGCCCTTGCCCTTCACCTTGCGCGGCGCCAAGGTGGACGGTGTGGTGATAGGGCGCCGCGAATGGAAAGCTCGCAAGCGGCCGCGTACCCACTTGCAACGCCGAGCGCGCGGCCATGGCCTACGCTGCTCCCGCCACTGCCTTTTTGATCTGCGCTTCCGTCGGCGCGTTGCCCTCGCCCGACAAAAGCCAGGGCCAGGGTATGCCAAGCACCGCCGAGATTTTCTGAGCGGTTTCCACTTCGATCTTTCTGCGCTCGCGATTTTCGATCATCGAGCAATGGGTTTTCGAGAGGCCCGCGCGGATGCTGAGCGCATAGGCCGTCATTCCCGAAGCCGTGCGAGCCCACGTCAGTCGCGCCGCGATGTCGTCCATTTTGCCCCGTCCCATGTAGTACGAACGTATAATTACTACTACAAACGTGGTCAAGCAAAATTGTATTACGCGCGTGGTTGTATTTGGGCATGATGTAGGTGCATGGCGACGACGATCCAACAGCGGTTGCAGTACCTCTGCGACCTGACCCAGCTTTCCCCGGAAAAACTGTCGGTCCGCGCCGGCCTCAGCCGCTCGTTCCTGCGCCGCATCCTTGCCGATCCCGCGCGCAAAAATATCGGCGCCGAGGCGGCCGAGAAACTTTCCTTCATTACCAAGGTGTCGCGCAGCTGGATCGTCAGCGGCGTCGGCGCCCCCGAGGAGCCCGACGTGCCAAGACAACCACCGCCTTCCCTCTCACTCGAGATCGCCAACGACACCACGAGCCCATGGGTCGAGATCGCTACGCACGCGATGCAGCTCGACCCGACGCTCGACTGGGCGATCGTCGGCGTTGGCGAGCTCCCGCGCAAAACCGCCACGGACGAGCTCACCGCCTACTGGCTGCTCAACCAAGCCGAGCGCTTCAAGAAGACGTGCGCCGATCTGAACGAGCGGCAGCGCCTCGACAAGAAAGCACGCTGGTTTCGCAAAACGTATTTCGCCCCGATCGGGCACGCCGAGCAGCCGACCCCGCGGCGCTCCTCGCCACCCAAGGGATAAGTGCTCCCGTAAGCACGATTTATCCACAGGGCACGTTTGCCCCGGTGCCGAAAAAAAAGTTTTGGTCCGGTCGATTCGGCGTAGACACGGATACTTGATCAGCGCGATGTTAATCCGGCCGAGGGGGCACTTCGTCGGATGACACGACCGCTTACGTTGCATCACGCGCTACGCGGCGCACTTGCGCGCAAGGACGTGCGGCTCCTCGTCGAGACCGCGTACAACATCGCCGGCGAGCCGCACTGCTGCGATCCGCGCGATCTGGCGGACACGTTCGGCCTCTCGCCGTGCCCGAACCGAACCGAGGTCGCGTTCGTACAAGATGGCTTTCTCTACTATCCGCAGGACGCGACGCTCGTGCAGCGCGGCCTCGCGATGTACCGCTTCATCGTCAAGCACCTCTGGCCGGATTTCCCGCCGTACCCGCTCATGTGTGAACTGATCCTGCCGGAGACGGCGGCACGCAGCGCGACATTTTGCGAGCTCGCCGAGCTGCAGCCGCACGCGCCGCTTTCCATGGTGCAGTCGATCTTCATGATGCACGGCCACTCCGGAACCCAGCTGCGCGCGATTCGGACCTAAACGGTCGCCGGGCGTACGTTCGTACTAGTTTCCTTCGCGCAAAATACTTGCGCCCGGCGCTTGACCACGTTCGTAGTACGTACTACGGTCGTGGTAGATCCATGGACCCGAACTACGCTTGCCGTTGGGGCGGTGGCCTATGACGCTCTCCGCCCTCTTCACAAGCGCGATCCTGTCGCTCGCGCCGTCCTTGCCCCCCGAGACGGCGACTAGGTACGCGAGCGATATCGCCTTGGCGGTCGGCGATGATCTCGAGCTCGGCCTCATGCTCGTTGTCACCGCCAAAGCCGAAGCCGACTTTCGCGAGGACATCGAGCGCTGCAATTGCAAGCGCTGGGAATGCGACGCCGACAAGAACGGCAACCCCCTCGCCTTGAGCCTCTTCCAGCTGCACTTCTACTGGTGGGACGGGCACGAGCCCGAGGAGATCTGCGCGTCCAACACGCTCGCCACCGCCCTGGCGGCGCGGGAGTTTCGGATTCATCGCACGATGGTCGGCGGCGATACCCTGAAGGCGCTGCGCCGTCACGTCGGCCACCTGGTCGATCCGAACGATCGGCGCGTCATCGAGCGCCCGAAGAACTTCCTGCGGCTCATGGCCGCCGCGCGAAAGGCGTTAGCGTCGTGAGCCGCGTCCCCTTCGGCAAGCCCGAGCGCGGCACGCCCTACTTCCCCCCCGCGCAAGCTCACCCGGGCAAGCGCGTCTGCCGCGTCGTCGCGCGCCTGCTCCCCTGCGCATGCCGCCAGCGGACCGTCTACACGAGCGACGCCTTCGGCGACGAGCTCATCCTGAACGCGGAACCCGTCAACGACGGCGCCTATGTCGTCGTCGAGAATGCATTCGGCGGGCAAATGGCCGCGCCCTACGACGAAGCGCTCCACGCCGGCTGGTCACGTTTCCGGGCGCACGTCTGCCCCGCCAAGGTGGCGCCGTGACCGAGCGGACCTACCTCGATCCGCGCTTTCCCATGGTGAAGATCATCGCCACCCTCTCCGACGAGGCGCTCGCGCGGGCCGTCCTCGGCACCATCGAAGTGATGCTCGGTCGCGGCGGCCCGCGCGAGCTCGTCCTCGAACAAGTCACCACCATCGTCTCGGATATCCGCGCTGCCGAGCGGCTCCGCATGGGAAAGGGGCTGCCCGACAAATGAGCACCGCCGATCTTTTCCCCGCCGCCGAGTTCACCGGCGTCACCGTGGCCGAGCGTGCGAAGTGGCTCGCGATGCGCCGCACCATGGTGACGGCGAGCAAGACCGCCGCCCTTTTCGGCGAGCACCCGTTCGCCTCCGCCCTCGATCTCTACGTCGAGATGGTGACCGAACGCCCCGCGGAGGAGATCGTCAACATCAATAGCCCGATGTTCTGGGGCAGCGCGCTCGAGAGCGCGATCCTCGAATCGGCGGCCCGCTACTACGGGTGGAAGCATGCGCCCGGCGGGGAGCTGCTCCGATCGCGTAAGCACCCGCACCTCGGCGCGACGCTCGACGGCGCCGTCGACGTCGGCGGCCGGGGCGGCTGGCATATCTACGAGGGAAAGACGACGAGCGCGTGGCGCGCCAAGGACTGGAACGAGGACACGAGCCTCTGCCCGACGCACGTGATCCTGCAGGCCCAGCACCAAATGCTGGTGACGGGCGCCGAGCGCGCCATCATTTTCTGCCTCATCGGCGGCCAGCGCCCCGTGCGCATCAACATCGAGGCGAACGCCGAGTTTCACGCCGCCATCGTCGAGGAGTCGGAGCGGTTCATGGAAATGGTTCGCACGCTCACGCCGCCGCGGCCGCCGCTCGATGGCAAGCCCGGCGCCACGAGAGCGCTCGAGCGCCTCTACCCCCGCGAGAACGGCACAACGGTCGCGCTGCCGGCCGAGGCGCTCGAGTGGACGCGCGCGTACCAGGACGCATCGACGCAGCGCGCCGAGCTCAAGCGCCGCCAGCAGCATTTCAAACAGCTCATCATGCACGCCATGGGATCCGCCAGCTACGGCGTGCTGCCCGAGCCCGTCGGCGGGAAAAGCATCTGGCGCTGGGCGACCGAGGCCCGCGAAGCCTACGAAGTCGAGGCGCGCGAGGCGCGCAAGCTCATGCCGCTGAAGGGGCACCCCGGCGGCCTCGTGAAAGCGGCCGCGCTACCGCCCGCCAATACCAACACGCTGGTCGATTTGCTCGCCGAGAGCGTCGAGCGCGAGACGCTTCCCAAGATTCGCTACGGACAAGGACGAAGGAGATCAAAACGATGACCCAGCAAGATCCGAATAACAATAGCGGCGCCATCGTGCGGCAAGGCTTCTCGAGCAGCGAGATGCAGGCCCAGCACGAGACCGCCTCCAGCGCGATCGCCGCGGCGGCCAAGGCTTCGATCGAGGCCCGCTACGTCCTCGCGATGAAACAGCCGCGCGACTGGGACGTGGTGCGGAGCAAACTCATGAAGGAGTGCGCGCGCCCCGGCTTTGCCGAAGCCGCCATCTACCGAAAGCCCGTCGGCAGTAAGAAGAACGCGGAGACGGGCGTCTATGAGAAGAATTTCGTCGAGGGGCTCTCGGTCCGGTTCGCCGAAGCCGCCATCCGCAACGTCACCAATTTCTACTCGTCGGCGACGAGCATCTACGACGACGACGAGAAGGCGATCGTGCGCATCACGGTGATGGATCTCGAGGCGAACTCGACGATCGAGCAGGACGTGCACGTCACCAAAACCGTCGAGCGCAAATTCTTGAAGCAAGGGCAGCGCCCGCTCGCGGAGCGCATGAACTCCTACGGCGACGTGGTCTTCATCGTGCCCGCGACCGACGACGAGGTGCTCAACAAAACCAACGCCTTCATCTCCAAGGCGCTGCGCAACGGCGTCCTGCGCCTCTTGCCCGGCGACATCCAGGACGATTGCGAAGCGGCGTGCCGCGCGACGCAGCGCAAGACCGATGCCACGGATCCGGCCGCGGCCAAGAAGCGCATTTTCGACGCCTTCGCGCTCCTCGGCGTGATGCCCGACCAGCTCAAGGAATACCTCGGCACCGAGGGCGATCTGCAGCCGGCGCAGCTCGCGGACCTTCGCGGCATCCACTCGGCCATCCGCGACGGCGAGACGACCTGGGCCGCGATCGTCGACGCGAAGGCGCCGGCGGCCGAGGGCGAGCAGAAGGACAACGCGGCCGCCAAAAAGGTGCAAGAGGTCCTCGACAAGCACAAAACCAGAACGGCGGCCGCGGTGAAGAGCGCGAAGGCGGGCGAAGCAAAGCCCGCGGACACGAGCGCGCAGCCCCAGGGCGATCCCGCCGCGGGCAAAGACGGCGCCCCCGAACCAGGCGCCGACGGTTGAAAGGAAGGCCCGACATGAGCAACGAGAAGACTCCCCTCCACATCCTTTCTCTGGAAGTCTCCAATGTGAAGCGCCTGCGCGCCGTCACGATCACGCCGGAGGGCGACACCATCCTCATCGGCGGCCGCAACGGCCAAGGCAAGAGCTCGATCCTCGATTCGATCGAGATGGCGCTCTCGGGCGCTCGGGCGATCCCGCTCGAACCCGTCCGCCACGGCACGCGCAAGGCCGACGTCGATGTCGGTCTCGGCAATTCCCAGACGGGCGAAGTCGAGTTCAAGATCGAACGCACCTTCACGGCCAAGGGCACCGAGCTCGTCGTGCGCGGCGCGGACGGCGTGCCCAAGGCGAGCCCACAAAAGCTGCTCGACAGTCTCTGCGCCAAGGTGACGTTCGATCCGCTCGCGTTCTCCCGCATGGAGGCGCCGAAACAGGACGAGCTCCTGAAAAAGATGGTCGGGCTCGATCTGTCCGATCTCGCGAGCGCGCGCGACGTCGCCTACCAGAAACGCGCCGAAGTGAACAAAGAGGTCAAGCGGCTCGAGGCGGTCCTCAAATCCACCGAGCGCCACCCCGGCGCCCCGAAGCAGCTCGTCGACATCGCCGCGCTCAATGAGAAGCTGCAGATCCACCGCAACGCCGTCGGCTCGCGCACCACGTTGCTCGCCCTCGTCGACAAGGACCGCGCCAAGCTCGGTTTTATCGACGAGCAGATCGCCAAGCTCGAACGCGATCTCGCCGAGGCCAAGGTGCGCCGCGAGCAGCAGGTGAAAGCCATCCTCGCCGCCGAGGAAGCGCTGCCCCCCGAGCCCGCGCCCGTCGACGACTTGCAAAGTGCCTTGAGCAGCGCCGAGGCGACCAACCACAAGGTGCGCGCCAACCTCTACTACGATCGGCTCGAGCAGGAGGCGACCGCGAAGGCGAAAGAGGGCGACGAGCTCTCCGAGGTCATCGCCGATCTCGACGCAGAAAAAGCCGAGCGCCTCGCGGCGGTGAAGTTTCCCATCGAAGGGCTCGGCTTCGACGACGCCGGCCCGACGTTCGGCGGCGTGCCGCTCGCGCAGGCGAGCCAGGCCGAGCGCCTGCGCCTGTCGGTCGCCATCGGCGCCGCCCTGAACCCGCGCGTCAAGGTCATGCTCATCCGCGAGGGCTCGCTGCTCGACGCCGCGAGCCTCGCTCTCCTCGCCGAGCTCGCCAAGGAGACCGGGGCGCAGTGCTGGATCGAGCGCGTCGGCAACGGCGACGAGGGCGCCATCATCATCGAGGACGGATCGGTGCTCGTCGCCGAGGCCGTTCCCGAGCGTACCGCGGGCGCTGCGTGAGCCTCGGGGGGGGCCGTCAGTCTCGGCGCCGGCGCTCGCGCACGATCTCACCGATGAGCGGCACGGCAAGCGCAAGCCAGAGGATGCCGATGAGCAGCACGGCGATCGTGTTCAGCATCGCGACCAAAGCAATATCGACCGAAACCGACACCGCCGGCAAGGCGAAAGCGCTGCGCTGCGGCGCGGTATGGCACACCCACGTCTGCACGTTGCCGCCGCACGCGTACGGATCGCACGACGACGGTAAGCTCTCGTGGACGTACGGCATGAACTGGCCGAAGGTGCGGGGCGGCAAGGGGGCGCGTGCATGAAACCGACGGCGCCGCCCGAGCTCTACGCGATCACGTGCGGCGAGTGCCGCCGATTCATCGCCGCCGAGGACTCCCGGCAGACCGCCAAGCTCTGGCGGCCGCTCGCGTGCCCCGCGTCCCATAGCAAACGCTGCACCGTCATCACGGGCCCGTACGTGCTCGCGCCGAAAAAAAGGAGTCGCCCATGAAGGATCCGGTTGCCTTGCTCTGCGCCATCGCCATCGCCGCCCTCTCGGCGGTCAGCGTGGTGACCTGCGTCGCCTCGATGGAAAGCTGCCGCTGGAACGAACCCGGGCCCATCGTGCCCGAGCCGGGTAACCCCTGCGGCCGCGACTGGCATAGCTGCGGTGGCGGCACGTGCTGCCAGGACGGCTGGGATTGCCGCCCTGGCGGGTACTGCGCCTGGGGAGGCGGCGAAGGGCCCACGTGGGGCGCTCAGCGCGACGGCGGGCCCTCTACGTACTACCGCCAGCTTACCCCCGAGCAGGTGCGGGCGCGCTGATGGGCTGCCGGACCCTTTTCATCAACGGGCACGCCGTCGGCATCGCGTGCGATCGCAGCCGGCGCGAGAGCCACAAGTGCTCGTCGTGCGGCTGGGGCGGCGCCAACAAGCAATGCGACTACCCTGTCCAAACCAAGAGCGGTACCTGCGATCGCTGGCTCTGCGGCAAGTGCGCCGTACGCGTCGGGCCCGATCGCGATTACTGCCCACCCCACCACCGTCTCACCGAAGGAGGCCATGCACCATGAGCGCGCGCGAAAATACCAGCACCGGCGTCACCAAGCAGATCACCGTCCTCGTCAACGGACGCCCGCGACAAGTCGCGTGCTGGAACGCGAACCAGGCGGTCCTCACCTACAACGACGTCGTGCGGCTCGCCCGCGGCGACGTCGCGATCCAGGAGCTCTTCACCGTGACGGTGCACCGCGAGCCCGATTTCGCCGGCAGCTTGAAGCCGGGCAACCACATGGTCGTGCGCGCCGGCGACGCGTTCGACGTCGTCGCCTGGAGTCGCGAGTGACGACCTTCGCCGAAAACACATCGGTATCGGTCGAGCGGACAAAGGTCGAGCTCGACCTGTTGCTCCAGAAGCATGGCGCGACCCAGCGCGCGATGGGACACGACGACGAGAAGGGGCGCGCCGTCGTCGTGTTCTCGCTGGGTGGCCGGCAGATTCGGATGCAAATCCCTCTGCCGCGCCGCGAGGAGTTTCCGCCGGTCGACAAGCGCGACTGGGATACCAAGCTGAAGACGCCGCGCGGCTGGAATTACCTGAGCACCGCCAAGCGCACGGAGTGGGTCGCCGCCCAGTTTGACCAGAAGGCGCGCACGCGCTGGCGGTGCATGCTGCTCATTGTGAAGGCGAAGCTTGAATTGATAGAGCTGAAGATGTCGACCGTTGACCGCGAGTTCCTCGCCGACATCTCGCTGCCCGATGGGCAGACCGTTGGCGAGTGGCTGAAGCCCGGAATCGAAGCCGCCTACGTGGGCGGGCACATGCCGCCGCTCTTGGGCATGGGCAATTCGGAATGAACTGAACCACTGAAGAGGGGTAGCGTTGAATGGCATCTCGGAAATGGACCGTCACGTTCCACGCGCCGAAGTGCGACGGCTGCGGCGGGGAGGAGGCGCCGTGCGAAGACGGCAGCCCGGTGTACCTGCGCAACGCGGCGGAGCGCGCCGGCTGGTGGGCACGCCACGCGGCGTCGGACGATCTGTTCATGCTCTGCCCCTCCTGCCGGCGCCTCATCGCCGGCAAGCTGCAGCCGTGATTGCCGACACCGAAAAACCGCGAGGCTGAAAACACGCGATCTCTGCAAACGCCGAACATCCGCGCAGATGCAAATAGCCGGAGGGGAGCACGTATCGTGAACCGTTTTGACTTGATTGCCGAGATCCTGGTACAGGCGCTAGTGCCATGCCCAAATCGCCGGCGCCGAAGTACGGGTGCGTCCGCGGCTACGCCAGGGTCAGTTCCCCCGAACAGGCCCTCGGTACGTCGCTCCAAGATCAGCAGAACGTCCTCCAAGCGTACGCGCGGTCACGCGGCCTAAAGGGCGTCGCCGTCTGGTACGTGGAGGCGGAGAGCGCCGTTCACGAGAAGTTCGAACGGCGCGAGAAAATGCAGCAGCTCATGGCATCGCTGCGCGCTGGCGATCTCGTGCTCTGCGACAAGCTCGATCGGTGGTCGCGCGATCCGGAGTTCACCTACCGATCGATGCGCCAGATCCGCGAGGCCGGCGCGACCGTCTACTTCGTCGGCGACATGTTCGACCCAACGACGCCCGAGGGCGATTCGATGCTCAACATGCGCGTGATGATGGCGCGCGAGGAGCACAAGCGGATCAGGCTCCGCATGGTCGGCACGCGCCTGCTCCTGCGCAATCAGGGCTACTACGTCGAGGGGCTGGCGCCGATCGGCTACCGGCGGCCCATCGCAGCGGGCACGCGCACGCGCAGCGTCGAGCGCAACGTGCTCGAGCTCGACGAGCCGCGCGCCAAGCTCGTCTTGGAATTCTTCCAGCTGTCGGCCCGCGGGTGGTCGTGCGGCGACATTCTCGTCGAGGCGCGCAAGGACGCGTCGCGCAAGTGGGATAAAACGACCGTCAACCGGATCCTGCGCAATCGGATCTACCTCGGCGAGATCAAAAACTCGACTGGCGTGTGGATCAAAGGGCGGCACCCCGCGATCATCCGGCCGGAACTTTTCGCGCGAACGCAGGCAGCGCTCGACCGTCGCAAGCTCGGCGGCGCGAAGGCGGGCACCGACTCGCGCACCCAGCACTGGCTCCTGCGCGGGCTCGCCTCGTGCGGACGGTGCGGGTCTCGCATGAGTCCCGCGTACGGCGGCGGCTTCGGCGCCGACAAGAATTACGTGGACTACTACCGGTGCTTTCGTAATTGCGGCGCGAGGTATGTGCCCGTGCATGAGGCGGACGGCGCCGTCGGCGAGACGATGTTCGAGCGCCTCGTGCACCTGCGCAAGGAGATCGCGCTGGCGCCGAAAGCTGGCGGGATTGTGCGGCCGACGATCGACTTCGCTCGCGAGCGTGCGGCGCTCGAGAAAAAACGCGATAGGCTGCTCGAGGTGCGCGTCGATGGGCACCTCTCCCGCGAGGAGTTCAGCGCGAGGATGGCGAAGTTCGACGCCGCGCGCACCAAGATCGATGCCGCCGAGGCGCAGGCGTTGAAGCGCTCCCCGCTCGAGGACGTTAGCGTCCGGCGGGCGCTGCTCGCGAATGTCGTCCAGCTCCAAGGGGCGTGGCAGAACCTGCCGATGGAGCAACGGCGGCGCCTCGTCGTGCTGCTCGCCCGCGTGGTCAAGATCGAGCGCGACAAGCGGCCCGAGATCGAGTGGCGAACGCTCGATGAACTGGCCGAGGAGATCTCCCCAGAAACCGGCCTGATTTGAGGGGGGGGGACCTACGAAAAGGCCATTTCACCCGGTGATTTCGTGGTGAGAACAACCGTGGCGTGTAATAAGTGTTCGCTGGCGGTTGTTCTCAAGGCGAAATCCTCGGGGAAAAGCGGAAAACGAAAGCCGTCGCTACGGGCAAACCCTGGCCGAGCGTTACTACACGCGTGATACTTTGTCGTTGATCCCTCTGCCCGAGCGGGCGTAAAGAAGATCCGACGTCGGGAAAGGGGACGACCAAAATGGAACCGAAGGTGCCGAGCATCATCGCGCAATTGAACCAAGAGCGAGACCGCGTCGGAAAAGAGATTGCCGAGATCGACGAGCGGATCAAAGAACGCGAAACGGCTGTGGCGGAGCTTGCCCGCATCGAAGCCGCCATTGCCGCGCTGTCGGGGAGCGGCGTCGAGCGGATCGGCAAGCTACTGAAGCTCGACGAGCACAGGAACGGCAACGGCAACGGTGGCGACGCGGCGACGAGCATCGACCCCGATGGGTCCCTCGGTCGCGTCGTGAAGTTCCTGCGCGGCAAGAAGACGCCGGTCGCGGCGAAGTCCATTCACAAGCGGGTTGCGCCGAAGGGGTCGCACGAGGCGTTGACGTACGGCGTCCTGAAAAGGGCGGTCGAGCGCGGCATCGTCACGCGCACCGGCACGAACGGAAAGTATCGCTTCGAGCTGGCGCGGTAAAACCGATGGCGATGACGTGGGAGACCCCGGAAGACTACCCCGGGCACCTCATGATTCGCGGGCGCGAGTGCAGCATCTGGCTCGCGCCGCGCGCGGGCTGGTGCGACCGCGGCAACTTCATTGCGACCATTGACGCTTGGGGCAAGCTCTTCCTCGGCTTCGACGAAGCGGACGGCTGGCCGCGCTACTACTTCGATCTCGACCGTGCGAAGGCGGAGATCGAGGCGTGGCTCGTCAAGCGGGGCCAGGCGCTTTAGGATTTTGGGAAGGCGAAGGCGCACATGAAAACGATCCAACCGATACCGGCATCCGAATCCCTCGAGCAGCCGGTCGACGACGGCAAGACCGGTTACTTCGTCGGCGACGAGTACGCTGTCCGCGACTGGCGCCCGGGGCCGCCGGGCTCGGGCCCGACGACGCAAGTGCACCTGCTCATCCCGATCGCCAGCGACGTCCAGGTCGTGCTCCGATTGAAGTCGGCGCGCGCGCTCGACGAGCTCGTGGGCGTGCTGCTCGAATACCGCCGGGAGGTTTGGCCGTGAACCGGCACGAACGTCGCGCCGTCGCCGCGAGGGCCGCCAACGAAGCGGGCAGCATTCAGCAAGAGTGCCCATGCGGTTGGCTTGCCCCGCGCGAAGCGTACGCGGAGCTAGCCCACGTCGGTCCGCCGCCGGCCCGTATCCTCATCGTCGTGATCTGTCCCGTTTGCGGGCAACGCTTCGAAAGCGCTGTCGGGAAGGCGGCATCGGCATGAACCGGCACGAGCGGCGCAAAGCGGCGTCGGTCGCGCGGGGCGAAGCGGACCCCACCGATAGCTACGTCCGCTGCTGCGCCATGATGGTGAGCGTGCTTCGGGAGTGGCGCCGGCAAAACCCGACGGTGCATCCGCACTTCGCGCTGCTGCACCGCGAGACGCCTCTCTGCGCATCGATCGACGACGTCCCCCTCATCTTCAGGAACGACGCGGCGCGCGAGCTTCGGGCCCTCTTCTGCGCCGGCGCCGACTTGATCGAGCGTGGCAATGCGCCGACCGTGATGATGCTGCAGGCGCTTCTCGATGAAGAGGGCGTCGAATACGAACAGGTCGCGCCTGGCGAGCTCGGCGTCGACACGGCGGCGCGAATCTTCAACCCGACGAGGAAGGTGCCGAGCTCATGAGCAAGTTCCTTCACCCGAGCACCGCAGGCAACGACGCCGAAGGGCGCGAGGCCATGCGCATCGCCGCCGAGCTCGTGCGAATCCAATGGCCGGCCGAGCCGTGGGCGTGCCCCGCGTGCCGCAGGCTCTACGCTTCGCACGCCGAGGCGGCGACGATCGCAACGCTCGACGCGCCGTACGAGCGGCCGGAGGAGACGGTCTTTCGGTGCTTCGTCTGCGACATCAAAGACGCCGGCATCCTACCGAGGAACGTCCCCGCGTTCGTGGTGCCGATCAAGGTTCGCCCATGACCGGTCGGAAAAAGCGCGCGGTCTTGGAGCTCGTTCGCTCGCGCGAAGCGCCCGATCCGCGGTACGACGGGCGGTTCCTCGGGATCTACGTGCTCGACGGGCACACGCCGGTCCCGTGCGCGGACTCCCGCGCGTGGGGGGCGTGGTTCAATGATGCCGAGGCGCGGCGCGTCGGCAAGACCGAAGTCGGCGTCTTCACCGTCTACACGACGTTCCTCGGCATCGATCACAACTTCCACATCGGCAATGACGGCGAGCGCCTGGGCCCGCCGCTCCTGTTCGAGACGATGGTCGATTACCCGATCACCACGCCGATCCGAGGACCGCGCGATCACGGCTGGCTGGATCTGCAGAAACGCTATTCGACCTGGGAGCAGGCCGAGGCGGGGCACGAGCGCGCGGTCATGTTCATTCGGAACAACTACGACACGTTCATGGCAAAACGGACGAGCGACGAAGATCTAACCGACGAAGACGCATGAAGGGGGGAAACCAAAAAATGAGCACGAGTCAAGGTCGGCGCCTGCCGATCGTTCTGCAGTTGAAGGGCGGCCTTGCGTTGAAGGGCAACCTGCACGTCGAGGCGCGTGTCGGCAATGGCTACATCGGCCACTTCGACACGTCGGAGGCCGACTCGAAACTCACCGCCGGCGTCGTCTTCGACCGCATCGTGTGGACGCGCGAGCAGATCCTGCGATGGACGGGCGTCGATCTCGACCGCGATCGCATTTCTCAATGGGCCGAGGGCGACCTATGGTGATGGGCGACGACGGTTCGCCGCCGAGGCCGACGGGGCGCGTCGGCGAGGTTTTTTTGGAGGGCATGCTGCTCCTGTGGCGCGGCGAGCAACCGGTCCTCTTGCGCGTCGCCGGCGGCGTCGGGCATTGCATCCCGGTCTTTTCCTCGCTCGAGGCGATCGCCACTGCGGCGGCCGAGTTTTCCCTCCGCTACGAGCGCATCAGGCAAGTCTCCGACGCCCGGCAGTTTGCAGCGGACATGGGCGCGCAGCGCGTCGCGATCATCGTCGATCCGCACGTCGGCGCGAACGGCAAGATTCGGTACCTGTCGCTCCGGGTACAAAATGACGAAGCCCCCGCGCTCCGGTGAGGGAGGGCGGGGGCCGGTGAAGCTGGTTTGGTAGCGCTATCGGAGGAGGGGAACGAGCATGAGCGATCGGGGCAAGCTGTACGTCGCGCCGTCCATTCGCACGCTGGATCCGCACGAGGTTATCCGCACGCTCGTGCGGGCGCTGGACGGCCAGGAGCGGGGGGCGCGCCGTTGGAAGGCGCTCGCGAAAAAACTCTGGCGAAGGGGCGTTAGAAAAAAAGGTGGGGCGAGGAAGACTTCAACTTCCGACCTCCGCGGCGGTTAACCGCGGCGCTCTTTCTTCTGAGCTACCGCCCCACAAGGGTTTCACGGGCGCGGCGGCTGCCGCTTGCGGAGCTCGACGGCGCGCGCGGGGGTGACCATATGTGCACCGTCACACGCGGCGCAGTGCTCGCAGACCGGGCACGGCACCGTCGTGACGGCCTCGCGCATCTTCGCCTCGGCCGCGGCGGCGATCGTCCCTCTGCCCTGGCAGCGCGTGCACGTGACCAGCACATGGGGCGCTTCGAGGATCATGCCGTCGCCTTGGCAGCGAGGGCAGGCGATCTGCCGGGTCAAGCGCCCGGCTTGAGATGATCGAGCCCGTCGGCCGCCATCACGAGTTCGAGGTAGTGCGCCCACGGGAAATGCGGCCCCGGATCGGTGTGCCCCCCCTTGACGGGGTAGGCCGCGGTGACGGTGTCGTGGCCGCAGATCCCGCGCGCCCCCGCCTTGAGCTCGTCGGCGGCGATGCGCTTGATGGGGATGCCGTGCCGGCGGCAGATGTCGGCGACGAGCGCGGCCGACCGCCGCAGCATCTCCTCGGAGTAGCGGTCCGCCCACGCGGCGGCGGTCTGGCTCGCGCGCCCCGCGTGCTCGATGTGGATGCCCCTGCCGTTCGCGCCCCCCGCCCCGTAGGCCATGTCGCTCTCGCGGACGTACTGCACAATCTCCTTCGCGTCGACGCCGTAGTGGGTCGAGCCCTCGTGGATCTCCCCGTCGGCCCCCCGCATCTCGCTCGCGAACCACCTGCCGACGCCGCGCGCCGTCTTCTCCCCCTCGGGCGTCTCGGCGGTGTGGATGACGATGCAGGAAACGGTCGCGCCGCGGCGCCCGCGGGTGAAGTAGCGCGCTTCGATGTAGGTCACCGGCGTCGGCAGCACCTCGTCGATCGGCGGCGGCGGGGGCAGCGTCGAAGCGAGCGCGGCCGCTTCCCTCGTCTTCGGGCCGACGATGCCGTCGGGCGTCAGCCGCTTCATTTGCTGCCACATCCTGGTGAGCTGCTCGGTCTTCTCGCCGAAGACGCCGTCGATGACGGGGCAGCTGACGGTGCGCTGCCAGAGCTCGACGTCCGCGCCGACCATCCCCCGCTTCAAGTCCCTCGGCGTTGTCATGCTGTTCTCCGTGATCGTTTCTCGGGCTTGGGGTCGCGGTGGACGATCCGCCCGCTCCGGTTGAGCCACGCATGGAGGCGCGCCTCGGCCTTGTCCCGCATTTCCTCGCGCGCGACGCGCTCTTGCTTCGCCTTGCCGCGCCCGCCGATCTGCGGCGCGAGCGCGACCCACTTGCCATTGCGGAAAAAGATCGTGCCCGTCCCCCGTTTGCGGCGCTCGCTCAGGCGGTCACCTGGACCACGTGGATGTCGTGCGCGCCGCGGATGACCGCTTCGTCCACCCAGACGCAGCCCGCCAGCCAAGAGCCGTCAGGCGCGTGGCACCCGCCCCAGTCGGTGCCCCAGCTGTTCTGGACGAGGTACTCGCGGCGGCCGTCCTTGGTGATGGCGCGGCCCGCGACGCGCAGCGCGTGGCTGTCCTGGTGGCCGCCCATGTAGTCGGTGCCGAGCACCCGATCGACTTTCACGGGCGCGCTCGCGTACTGGAAGAACGGCGGCAAGAGGCCGGTGCCGATGCCGACGCCCCACCCCCGGCGCAGGGCCTCGTCGACCGCGTCGAGCACGCCCGAGCCAAGCCCGAGGATCCGGTAGCGCTTGAGATCTTTGCCGAGGCGCTTGTCGTCGGCGAACATCTCGTCGGCGAGATCATCGCCCGCCGGCGCCGCGCCCTTGCCGGCTTCCTCGTCGTCGGTCTCCTCGCCCTCGCGGTACAGATCCCAGCCGCGCCGGACGAGCCCCTCCACCGCGTACTCGTAGCGCGTGCCGATCTCGATCACCTCGATGAGGCCCTGCCGGCGCCGCGCTTCGCGCCAGATGGAGACGCCCGAGCTCCAAAGCGCGTCCGGGAGCTTGGCGTCGATGAAGGCGGCGCACGACTCGCCCACGCAATCGGGGAACTTCGGCTGCGTCCGGATCCCTCGGATCGGCTGCACGAAATCCGCGTCGCTCGTGTAGAGCAGCGCCGAGGCCGTGCCCTCGAAATTGAACTCGGCGCGATCGCGCTCGCGTGACTGCGCGCGGTCGGGGAGCGCCCCCGTAAGCCGTATCATGATCCGCAGCACTCCCCCCGGTAGGCGCACATGAGCACCGAGCAGACCTCGATCTTCGCGATGCAGTGCGGGTTCCAGTTACGCCCGTCGGCGAGCGCGCGCCGGCACGCTGGCGCGAAGGGCGTCCCCCCCGGCGTCAGCGCCCACGGCGAGCCGTCGTCGCGCCGGCAGTCGAGCTGGCGCAGCTTCGCCTCCGCCGCTTCGCACGCCTCGGGCGCGGGCGTGATCGGGCGCGGCCCCGGCTTGACGGGACCGGCGCAGCCGAAGGCAATGACCAGGACGATCGCGCTATATCGCATCGACGAACCACTCCTCTATCTGCCGGGCGGCGAGCCCGAGCAGCACATGCGCCCGATCGGAGTCCGCCCCCGCCCCGAAGGCGCGCAGCTCGATGCATTTCGAGCCGGGCACCATGAGCACGACGACGCACTGGATCGCGTCCTTCGCGACGGCGTGATCGGAAAGCGCGCGCAGCGATTCACTGACGTTGACAAGCTGCCCGATCGGCAGCGGCGCGATCTCCATTGGTTATTCCGGGCCGGCGTCCCGGGGCGGCGCGGTGCGCATGGCGCGCGATTGCACCGCGAGCCCGGTGATCTGCGCCTTCGGCACGGGCTCGAGGGAGCCGTCGGGCAGCTCGACCATGATGATCGGGCAAATGTCGCTCGCGAGCTTGATGGTGGGGCAGATCGCAGCGCACGCGAGGGGCAGGGCCCCCATCGCAATCACGAGCGTCGCCATCTTCAAGGTGGTGGGGAGCGGCGGTGGGGTGACCGTCTGCCGCGGGGGCGGCACCGAGATGAGCTTGGGGCCCGGTCCGCCGTCGCTCGATTTGGGCCCCTCGGTGACCGTGGCGCCCTTCCAGCCGCCCCACCGCGCGTGCACGGCCTCGATGAGGAGCGACGGGCCCGCGGCGATCGCGAGCGCCATGAGCGCCTCCGGCCAAGCGCCGCCGTTGCCGACCATCTCGGCCGCCGTCGCGATGCCCGAGAGCACCGCGATGAGCAGCAGCCGGTAGCGCGCCGGCACCGTCGGCAGGTTCAGCGTCCCCTCGTTGAACGCCTTGATGAGCGGCGGCAAGAGTCCGCCGATGAGGGTGAGCCAGATGTGGTGGCCCACCGCCGTCGACAAAGCCGGCGCGTCCGCCGCCCACACCGTCGTGCACACGAGCAGCCATGCCGCCGCCAAGGCGAGCGCCCATCCGAATCGTTTCATGGTGATCATCGGCGTTTTTTCTCCGGCAAAATGGGTTCCTGCTGCATCATCTTGAGGGCGGTCTCCGCCCCTGCGATCTTCACGCGCAGATCATTCACGGTCGCGCGCAGCCCCTCGATCTCGCGGCGGAGCGTGCTGTCGGCTTCCTTGCGCGCCGCCTCGTCCTTCGCGTAGCGATCGAGGCCGACCATGTATTGGCTCATCAGGTACACGGCCCCGGCGCTGGCGGTCGTCGAGACGACGCCCCAGATAGCGACCAGCACGGCGACGCGTTTCGGCAGCTGCCCCGAGGCGTGCGCGATGTGCGCGATGCCGCGCCCGAAGGTCGGCTGCCGCGGCCGGTACGGGACGCTCGGCGAGCCGACGCCGGGCACGGGCTTCGGCGGCCACGACGAGTCGGGCGGAGGCGGATCGGTCGACTGGAACGCCTTGTGCGCTCGTCGCGGGTCTTTCTCGCGCGCCCGCTCGTCGGCCTCGCGCGCGCGCCTCGCGCGCTCGATCCGGTCGTCGTACTTCGGCACGCGCTACGACGGCGGCTCGGCCGCCGGCAGCGCCGGCGCGGGCGCGGGCACCGGGACGGCGACGCCGTTCTCGGCAATGCCGCCGAGCGGCACCGCGGTCGGCGCGGGGTGGTTCTTCGTCGCCTCGTCGCTCACCGCCTCGATGTACGTAACGAACGAGCGCGCCGGAACGTTGATAGGGACGCCGGCGTCGTCGGTCAAGGGGCCCGGGATGTAACCGGCCGCGGGCTCCTCGAACGCCGCCTGCACCATTTGCCAGTCGGCTTGGTCGAGCGTGATGACGTCGCCTTCCTTCTTCAGGAACCTCCCCTGGTTGTCGGTGACGAGCGCCATGACGCGCGCCGCTGCGCGCACCCCGGTGCCGGTCTGGTTGAACGACGGGTGCCGATCGATCACGTGCACGAAGCAGTGGAGAAAACTCCACCGCGCCTGGTTGACGCTGACCGAGACGCTCGCGGGAATGAGAATGTAACGCAGGTTCGCCATTTGGATTCCTTCCTATTCGCCCATCAGCACCGACCAGTGCGCGACGATCGCCCAGTACGATACCGTCGCCGCCTCGAGCGCGAGGTAGGGCTCGATTTCCCCATCGATCGGGTCCGTCACGAGGTTTCTGTTGAAGGCCGAGCCGTCGATCAGGTTCGCGCCGGGATCGACGATCACATCATTGGTGCCGGACGTACGCTTGATCGTGATGCGCCGGCCCACCGTCGGCGTGGGCAGTGTGACGGTGACGTTGCCGAGCCCCGTCCCGACGCAGATGGTTTGATCCATCGTCGTCGTGTCGACCGTGAAGCTGGCGGTGACGTTGCGGACAACGACCTCGTGGGCGCCGCTGAAACTCTGCTTGGTCGTCGCGGAGCCGACGTTGGTCTTGTTGTTCGTGTCGAGATCGACGATGCGTACGTCGGCGCTGTTCGCCTGGTTGCGGGCGTAAAGCCCGGTGTTGTTGGTGAGGCGCAGCGCGCCGCTCGCGGCGGGCGTGGCCCCGCACGTGACGAACCCGGCGAGCACCTGCCCGCTCGTGCCGACGTCGAGCGCGGCCGCCGCGTTGCTCGCCGCGCCGATCTTGAGGCCCGTATCCGTGAAGCGAGCGATGCCGGCGTTGTTGCGGTAGATGTCGATCGCCCCGGCGCCCGGCACCGACAGGCGCGTGTCGGTCGTGCCGTTGCCGAAGAGCGTCGCGTTCGTCGCCGATGGCGTGATGTTGCCGAGGTACAGCGCGCCGTGCGTCGTGGTGCTGCCGACGAGCCCCGCCAAGCGCGCCTTACCGTTAGCCAAGCTGTTGGCGATGACGTCCACCGACGCGGACGCCGTGCCGACCACTTCGAGCTGATCGGTTACCGCACCGGATCCGTTAAGCGCAACCTGTGTGCCGACAGAATTACAGATGACCTTGAAGTTGAGCCCTACCCCTATGCGCACCAGCGTCGAAGGCGCGTTTAATCGCGTCTCCGATCCGTTCGAAGCAAGCATGTAGTTAGAACCTGAGGGGGTGAGCCCCATCCAGATTCCGCCCCAACTTGCGGGCGCGCCGATAAGCGAATCGATGAAGACCTTGGCCGTATCGACGCCGATCTTCGCGCGACCGACGACCTCGAGGCACTCGGTCGCTGCCGACTCCGCGCCAATCTTGAGGCCGGTTGCGTCCCAGTACCCGCGGCCGGTGTTCGCCGTGCGAAAGCGGAGGTTCGATGCCCCGTTGAGCATCGTATAGGTCGTGCCGTCGCCGCGAAGCGCGCCGTTGGTCGCCGATGGTGTGATGGGGCCGAGCCAAATGACGGCGTCGGACGCCGGAAAGGAAATGTCGCTATCGATAACGCACTTGCCGGCACCGACGCCGATCTTCGCGCGGCCGACCACGTCGAGCTTTTCCGTCGCGCTCGTGATGTCGCCGACCCGCAAGCCCGTCGCCGTGAGGCGCGCGAGCAGCTGGCTATTGCCCGCCGTGAAATCGAAACCCATCCCCGAGGCGGGGGCGTTCAAGCGAAGGTCGGTGCTCCCGTTTCCAAAGATGGTGTAATTGGTTCCGCTTGCCGCGGCGACACCCAGCCACAATGCGCCGTGCGTGGCGGTGGACCCCGCCAAGCTATCGAGCGTCGCCTTGCCCGCGCCGACGCCGATGACCGCTCGCCCGACGACGTCGAGCTTCTCGGTCGCGGTTGTGTTGTCGCCTATCCGCAGGCCCGTCGAAGTCAAATTCGCCGTGGCGGCCGCCCCGATTTGAAGGTAGAGCTTGCCGGTCGGAGCGTTGACCCAGGAGTCGGCGGCGTTGCCTAAAAAGGCGTAGTTCGTCGCCGAAGGCGTGGCAAAGAACATCCCCGCGTGCGTCGTCGTTGCCCCCGGCAAACTGGCGATGGTGGCTTGGTAGCTGGCCCCTACCTTCGCGCTGCCGACGACGTCGAGGGTCGCGGTCGCCGTCGTCGCATCGCCTACGCGGAGCCCGGTCGCGGTGAAGTTCCCGACCGCCGCGGCTGCGACGGCGAACCTCACCTGCGTCGGGGCGTTCAGGATCGTCGTCGACGCATTCCCGTTGAGCACGTAATTGGTGCCGCTCGGGGAAGCCTGCGCCAGCCAGACCGACGCGTTGCTCGTGGGGGCGTCTGGGTGGCTGTCGAGAATGACCTTGGCGGTGCTGACGCCAATCGTCGCGCGACCGAGGACGTCGAGCGTCGTCGTGGGGTCCGTCGCGTCGCCGATGCGCAGCCCCGACGCGGTGAAGACCGCCTTGACCACGCTCGAGGCGGCGACCTGCACGCGCGTGATGCCGTTGATCGACGTGCTCGTGCCGTCGCCGGCGAGCGCCTGGTTCGTCGAGCTCGCGACAATCGCGCCGAGCCAGAGGGCGCCGTGCGTCGTCGGCGTCGCGCTGTAGCTATTCAGCACGGCCTTGGCCGTATTCACCCCCGCCGTCAGAGATCCCGTGACCGTCGTCGCGCCCGCGGCGAGCGTGCCCGTGGTGGCGAGGTTACGGGCGGCGAAGTCGTTGCCCGCCGCCCACGCGGTGCCGTTGAAGATGAGCGCTTGCCCGAGGATTGCCGCGCCGGCCGCAAGGGAGGCGGCGGCGACCTTCGCGTAGCCGAGCGTATTGGGCGCCGTGAGCTGCAGCACGTCGCCGACGGCAGCGGCCCCTGCCGTCGTGACCGACGCGCCGTTGACCTTGACGACCGTGTTGGCGGCGGTCGTCCCGACGACGTCGCCGCCAAGCGACACGGGCGTGCCCGCGCCGCCGGCGAGCAGCGCATTGATGACCGGCCCCCACCCGTGCGTTGCATGGCGCTCGAACTGCTCGCCGGGGCAGAGCGGAACGATGCCGTTGATGTTCGCGGCGCCGATCAGCGCATCTTCGAAATCCGTCTCCTGCCCATTGGAGACGACCGCGCGCACGCGGAACGACCGCCCCACGTCGTCGCCCGGATCGGCCGGGAACGTGAACGAGGCCGTCGAGCCGGGCGGCGTACCGCCGGGCGTGATGGTCGGGATCGTGTACGCGGGCTCGCTCGCGACGAGCACCTGCCAAGAAATGACGTCGGCGGCGGTGATCGACGTGAGCGCGAGCGTGACCGTCGCCCCGTAGGCGACGATGTGCTCGCCGGGGTTCGCGACCCCGTCAACGGTGAAGTGCGCGGAGATGGGCATCAGCGGGCCTGGCTACTCCGGATCGAGCTCGCCGGCCGAAAAGTACGTCTCCGTCGTCGGCTCCTCGTCGCTGTCCATGTGGACGTAGCCCCCGCCGCCCCCTTCATCCGCGCGGGTGACGACGCCGTGAAATGCCGTGTTGGCTTTGACGACCACGCGGTCGTCGACATTGAGAGTCTCCATTTGCTTTTCCCTTTCCTTTACGCGAGTAGGACGAGCGCTGCGTTGTTGGTGGCTTCGACGTAGGGGACAACCGAGTAGAGTTTGTCGGTCCCGCCGACCTGCGCCTCGCGCCCGGCGCCGAGCCCCGAGTTGACCGTGGGCTTGGTCGTATAAACGCAGGAGCCTGCGGATTGAATCGTCAAACCATGGCCGGCATTCGCGGCCCCCCAATCGGGCACTGCGCCGGTTTGCTGACACATGCCCAACGCGGAAACCAAAAGGGAACTGTTCGAACTGCTACGATCGAAAAACGCGACGCCCTGTGTGTTGGCGACGCCTCCTCTGCTGATCGTGAGACCACAGTTTTGGAAATAAGTATCAGCCTGCAAGATGCATAGCGATCCAGCCGATGCTGTAATCGACGTAAGGCAACCACTCTGGTGCACGGTGCCGACGGTGCCACCGCGGAACACGACGCCGAATGAAGGACTCGCGTTGTGCACGAGTCCACCACATAACTTGTGCGACGAGAGGCTGCCGGTGCTGCCGCTGAGCGAAATGGCATCGATGGCGCCACGCACGCAATGAAAGACGGTGACGCGGTTCGCGCAAACGCCGCCATTGCCATCGTTGGCATCGCCGCTTTCGCGGATCGAATCAAACATCAGATAGTTGTTGACGACGGTTCCCGTCAAGTTGTCGTTCGTCAACGACCTGACTTCGATCGTCCCCACCTTTAGCGTCGTAGGGTCACGAATATCGATGGTGTCGCCCGCGACCGGCGTCACTTGCGTGAACGGCGATGTGTTCGCGGTGAACTTACCGAACGGGGAAACGCGCACCTTGCCGCCCGTCTCGTCCTTCAGGACAGCCGCATATGCGCCGATGTTTCCGGCTGTGCCAGCCGTGATGACGGCGATCTTCCCGACATCGGTCGCGTCGAGCCCCGTGGCCGTGATCGCCCACCCGAGCTCAGAGCCCGCCGTGCGCACCTGCGCCTGCACCGCCGAGATGACGGTGCCCGCCTTCGTCACCGTCGCCGTGCCGACCAAGGTGAGCGAGGCATTGGTGACAATCTCGACATTGTAATTGGTGATACCGGTTGGCGATTGTGCATACGTGACCGTCACCGGAACGGAAAGCCGCGCGCCCGCACCCCACCGCCGCTGGATCTCGGCGTCCGTCAGGACCGGAGCGCCCACCGTCGCGCCATCGTTCTCGTTCGAGCCCGCGGTACTGACGAACCACGCCGTCTGGGCGAGCCAGGCGGGATGCGCGTCGGCGAGCCGAACGAAGCGCCCGGCGCTCGCGCCGTTGGCCGTCACCGCGACAGAGAGGAAATCCGTCGTGTCATCGGCGACGGCACTCGCAGCGTGCCAAGCGAACCAGGACTTGAGGGTCGCGACGTAGACGCGCTGGCCGTCCTGCAGACCCGCCAGGCGGTTCGACGAGATCGCCTTGAGCGCGGCGACGTTCGCATAGGCCGAATAGAAGACCGCGGGGCCGTCGGTGCCGTTGGTGAGCACCAACGCGGCGTTGTTCGCCGGCTCGACGTAAGGAACCGCGCTGTAGAGCTTGTCGGTGCCCCCGATAATCGCCTCGCGGCCGACGCCGAGGCCGCTGTTGATCGTCGGCTTCGTCGCGTACCCGTAGCTGGCGTTGCTTTGCACGACGACGCCGTAGCCAGCGTTGGCCGTGCCCCAGTCGGGCACCGCACCCGTCGCCACGTACCGCCCGCCCTCTTGGACGAAGAGGCTGGAACTTGCGGTCGAGCGGTCGAAGAAAGCGTTGCCGGTCCCTTGCGCCATACCGCCAAGGGCCACGGTCACACCAGCGTTTTGGAAGTAGCAGTCTTGCTGTAAAAACACGTTGCCGCCCTGGCGGATCGTAAGCGGCGCTAGAATTCCGACTGACGTTAACGCAGCCAAATTCCGGATGCTGAACACTGCCCCAATGATGCCGCCGCCGCGCACCGAATGCGGCGTTGTCGAAGGGGCGCTGTGCCCGTTCAAAATCATTTTGCTGAGAATGCAACGGGTATAGATGACAAGAGGACCGGCGGCGTAGACGCTGCCAACGGCGCTCGCACCCCCGTCGAGCATCAGCGAGTCGCAGACAAAGGCCGCCGGGATCTGGACGCTCGCTGCCGAGTAAGCTTCGATCTTCCCAAGGGTAAGCGTCGTTGCCGCCACGTCGCGGATTTCGATCGTGTCACCTACCTGCGGGGTGATGTTGGTGTACACGGTCGTCGCCTCGGCCAGCGTGCCGAACGGAGAGATCCGGAGCTTGCCGCCCGTCTCGTCCTTAAGAATCATCGCCGTTGCGCCGACATTCGCGCCGGTGCCGCTCGCCGTGATAGCGACGAGCTTGCCGACTTCGGTCGCACCGAGCCCGGTGCCCGTGATCGCCCATCCGAGCTCGGCGCCCGCCGTTCGGACCTGTGTCTGCACCGCCGTCAGAACGGTGCCGGCCTTGGTGACGGTCGGCGTGCCGACAAGCCGCAGCTGCCCGCCCGTGATGATTTCAAATATTAGGTTGGTCTCGCCGGCCGGCGATTGCGCGTAGGTGATCGTGACCGTGACGGCGATGCGCCCGCGCTTGCCAGGGCCAGCCCACCGCCGCTGGATCTCCGCGTCGGTTTTGACGGCCGTGCCCAAGGTCAGCCCGTCGTTCTCGTTGTTGCCCGCCGTGCTGACAAACCAGGCGGTCTGCGCGACCCATGACGGATGCGTGTCGGAAAGGACCCGGACGAAACGCCCCGCCGCGGCGCCGTTCGCGGTCACGGCCACCGACAGGAAATCCGTCGTGTCGTCTGCCACCGCACTGGTCGCGTCCCACGCGAACCACGAGCGGAGCGTGGTCACAAACACCCGCTGCCCGTTGACAAGGCCGGCGAGGCGGTTGGCCGAGATCGCCTTCAAGAGCGCGATGGTGGCGTAAGCCGAATAGAAGACGGCCGGGCCGTCGATGTTATCGGCCGACGTCACCATGGCGTTGCAGCCCGGCTCGATGTACGGGACGGCGCTCAGCAGCTTGTCGGTGCCGCCGATAAGTGCTTCGCGACCCGCGCCGAGCCCCGAGTTGATCGTCGGCTTCGTCGCGTAGACGTACGAGCTCGCGCTTCGCACGACGAGACCGTGCCCGGCGTTAGCGGTGCCCCAGTCGGCAACGGCGCCCGTCTGGCGCACGTAGGCGCTTCCGCCGTTCGACGAGGCTCCCAAGGTGAAGGTGGCGTCGCTCGAGGATCGATCGAAGAAAGCGATGCCCTGGGTAACCGCCGGACAGCCGGCGTTCATGCTGAGCTGTGAATTCTGGAAGTAATTGTCGGCCTGAAAGCTCGCATTTCCAGTAGGTGCCGATTCAGAGATGATGGTGTTGAGCACACCGACCTGACGCATGATGATATTGCCGCGAAGGTCGACTCCCCCGGCGCCGGCGGTGATCAGCCCACCGCAAACCGACTGCAGCTTGGAGAATGTGGACGGCGCGCTAGCAAGAATGAGGTCTTGCAGCGTGCACCTCACGTAGGAGATCTGAGCTCCTTCGTTGCGAACGATTCCGCCATTGAGGCTACCGCCGACGCTCCCGTCGAGGAGAAGGGAGTCGAAGACAACGACATTCTGCACGGGACTCGCGACGGCCGCGAGCTGCGAGAGCCCCTGCACGTTGATGAAAGCGACCTTCAGAACGGTCGTATTCTCGCGGATCTCGACGGTGTCGCCCGCGACCGGCGTCACTTGAGAAAAGAGACCGTCGGCGGTTGCTTTACCAAACGGCGAAATGCGGACCTTGCCGCCGGTTTCGTCCTTCAGGATGCCGGCGTACGCCCCGATGTTGTTCGCGGTGCCCGCCGTGATGACCGCGATCTTGCCGACCTCGGTTGCACCGAGACCAGTCCCCGTGATGGCCCAGCCGAGTTCCGATCCGGCCGTGCGCACCTGCGCCTGCACTGCCGAGATGACCGTACCCGCCTTCGTCACCGTCGGCGTCCCGACGAGCGAGAGCGAGCCGCCGTCCGCGTAGCCGACGTCGAGGTTCGTCGTCGTCGTCGGGCTCTGGGCATAGGTGACGGTGACCGGCACCGTCAGCACCATGCCCGCGCCCCACCGCCGCGCGATCTCCTCGTCGCTCAGCACGGGGGCGCCCACCGTCGCCCCGTCGTTCTCGTTGCTCCCCGCGGTGCTGACAAACCACGCCGTCTGCGCCCGCCACGACGGGTGCGCCCAGCCGAGCCGCACGAACCGGCCCGCGCTTGCCCCGTTCGCGGTGACAGCAACGGAAAGGAAAGCGACGGTGTCGTCCGCAACGGCGCTCGCCGCGTGCCAGGCAAACCACGCGCGGAGCGTCGCGACGTAGACGCGCTGCCCGTCCTGGAGGTTACCGAGCCGCGTCGCCGTGATCGCCTTCAAGAGCGCGATGGTCGCGTAGGTCTGGTAATACGCCGCGGGCCCGTCGGTGCCGTCGTTGAGGACCAAGACGGCGTTGTTCGCGGGCTCGATGTACGGAACTGCTGAGTAGAGCTTGTCGGTACCGCCGACCTTCGCTTCGCGCCCGGCGCCGAGACCACTGTTGATGGTCGGCTTCGTCACGTACACGTAGCTGGAGCCCGACTGGACATTCAACCCGTGGCCGGCGTTCGCCGCGCCCCAATCGGGCACAGCCCCGCTCTGCTGGCAAAAGCCGCCGGGGGTCACTGCCAACGAGGCGTCCGACGTGCTCCTGTCGAAGAACGCCAGTCCCTGGGAGTTGACGAAGGCTCCCCGCGCAACCGTGAGTCCGCTGTTCTGGAAATAGGTGTCGGCCGTGATCGTGGCGTGCCCGTTCGCGCCCACGGACACCGTGCCAAGGCAGCCTGGACAAGTAATGCTGTTGGCGCCGCCACTGCGCACGTACAGCTGCGCCGTCCCGATCCCACCACCGCGCATCAGGTGCGGCGGTTTCCCCCCGGTGCCCTCACCCATCCAGGTGATCCCGTTGAGTATCGACCGGGCGTAATAGACGCTCGCCTTGCGACCATAGATCCCGCCGTCGGCCGTGCTGGCAGAATCAAGGGTAACCGAATCGAACAGCACCCGGTTAAGGCCGGCCGACGTTACGCCGGCGGCTGCACCATGGCAATCGATCGACCCCACGCTGAGCGTCGTCGGCGTGCGGATCTCGATCGTGTCGCCCACCTGCGGCGTGCGCTGGGTGAACGCCGCGGTCGTCGCGTCAACGGTCCCGAAAGGCGACACGCGGAGCTTGCCGCCCGTCTCGTCCTTCAGCACCATCGCGTAGGCGCCAACATTGGCGCCGGTGCCGCTCGCCGTAATGAAGGCGAGCTTGCCGACATCCGTCGCGTCGAGCCCAGTCGCCGTGATGGCCCACGCAAGCTCGGCCCCCGCGGTCCGCACCTGCGCCTGCACTGCCGTCAGGATCGTGCCGGGCTTGGTGATGGTCGGCGTCCCGACGATGCTGAGCGCAGCGCCCGAGCCGAGCTCGAAAAGGTAGTTGGTCTGCCCGACGGGAGCCTGCGCGTAGGTGATCGTGACCGGCACCGTGAGCCGCGCCCGCACCCCCGCGCCCCAGCGCCGCTGGATCTCCGCGTCCGTCTTCACGGGCGTGAGCGCGGTTGCCCCGTCGTTCGCGTTCGAGCCCGCCGTATCCACGAACCAGGCGGCTTGCTCGCGCCACGCCGGGTGCGCCCAGTCGAGCCGGCGCCAGCGCCCCGCCGCGGCGCCGTTCACCGTGACCGCAACGCTGAGGAAATCGGTCGTGTCGTCGGCGACCGTGCTCGCGGCCTGCCAAACAAACCAGGCGCGGAGCGGGGTCACGTACGCAAGCGAGACGCCGTCGTCCAGGGTCGCGAGGAGCGTCGAGCTGATCGCCTTGAGCGCTGCGATCGTGGCGTAAGCGCCGCTGCCGCTGCCGCCCCCGCCGCCGCCCGCGCCGCCCGCGAGCGCATAGGTGATCCCGTCGGGAAGCTTCTGGGCGAGATCGTTGAGATCGGACGACGAGAAGAGCGTCCGGCCCGTCGCCGGCGTCGGCACGCTCGCATTCAAGATCGGCAGCATGCGCACCGCCGTGAGCGTGCTCACCACGCCGACGCGCGCGACCGCCATGCGAAGGACGTAGGTCGTCGTCCCGTCGACGACGCAAACGACGGTGAAGTAGCCGTCGACCGTCGCCGTGAAGGTCGGGTTCGGGTCCGTCGACGACGACAGCTCGCAAGCCGCGGTCTCCGCCGAGGGCTTCGCCATCGACCACACGGTCGATACCGGCGTGCCCGTGACGCCGAGCGTGATCTGGTCGGCGGTGACGTAGCCGCTCCGCGCATTGTCGGGCGTCGTGTCGGCATCGACCATCGTGGCGGTCGAGCTATTGGCTAGGATCCCACTCATCGATTTTCTACGCCTCCTCGAAACCGGCCGTCGAAACGAGGGCCTGGACGAGCGCCGCCTGTGCCGGCGGTACCGCAGGTGAAAGGCTGGCGAGCACCGTCAAGTATTGGCGGTGCACCTCGAGCACTTTCGGGAGCGCCGCGAGCCCGGTCGTCGTGTCGGCCGTCCCGTGCACGGCCGTACTCACACGGTGCCCCTCGTGCGCGCGCCAGATGTCGGCGAGCGCGCCGTAGGCCTCGTCGAGGCTCGCGACGCCCTGGTAGAGCGGCATGTTCAAGAGATCGGCCTGCCGCACGCCCCCGATCTGGTGGTAGGCGGCCGAGCCCGTGCCCGGGTTCTCGGGGATGGCGGGCTTGCCCCCGTGGTCGTTCAGGCGGTGGCGCCGCATCTTGAGCAGCGCATCGTTGACGAACTCCGCGAGCGTTTGCGGCGACGGCGAGGAGCGCAGCTCGACCGGGATGGCGTTGTCGGCATCGGCCGCGTTGTGCGCCGTCGCGCCGAGGGCGTTATGGGCATTGATGTCCGTGCCCATCTCCGAGACGATGAGCGCCAAGCTTCCGAGCGCCGTCGCTTGCGTCGTGTCGGCGAGGGCCGCGACCGCGGTGAGGACGGCGGGCGTCGCCATCGCGCTGAGCGTTCGGGCCGTCGGCGACTGCGCCTCGAGCCGCGGGCTCGCCTCGCCGTGCACGCCGAGGAGCGTCGCCCGGATGGTCGTGTCCCAGACCCAAACGACGAGCGTGGCCGTGTCGGGCGAGACGCCGACCTTTTGCGTCGCCTTTTTGCCGATGGCGAGCGCGAGCGTCGCCTCGGCGCCGACCTTGGTCTCGCTCGGCGCCCCGGCGGGATCGCCCTGGTAGCCGCCGCCGTAGCCCGAGCCGCGCATGTATTCCTGCGCCTTGAAGGTGTAGACGCCCCCCTTGTCCGCGGTGAAGCGCCAGGGCTGCGTTGCGCCGCCGTCGCCCTGGTAGACGAGGAAGCGGCTCTGCGTACTTTTCTCGAGCTTGCCGTCGAGCTCGGATCCATCGGGCGCGGCCGTGACCCACACCCGGCAGTAGTTCGAGCCGGACTCGGTGCGGGTAAAGATCACCTGCGCCTCCGCGTTCGGCATGGCGTAGGTGGGCAGCGTCGCGACTGTGGTCATTCAGTCGGCGTCGAGGACGGTCATCGTGTAGCCGTAGTAATAGTGAAAGACCTTCAACCCGGCGATCGCGTTCGTGCTGCCCTCCGATGAGAAGCACAGGGTGTAGTGCTTGCTCGTGTTGTACATGACGATCGTGAGCGCGAGTGGCGTCGCTATTCCGTGAACCGTCTGGTAGGCGGCGACGTTCGCGCTCGTGTCGACGACAAATGGGATCTCCGTGGTCACGGCGCCAAAGTGGTCGAGCGAGATGAGCTCGAACCCCGGCATCTGGATCGGCAGCGCCGCGTGGCCGCCGGCGGGTTCGATGACGACCACAATGCCGTTAAGCGTCGCGTTGTGCGGAAGCCTGAACGGCCAGAAAACCCTGTTGGCATTGACGGTCGTGCACGCGGCGTAGCCGAGTTGCAGGTTGAGCGTGTCCCAGTTGGCGGCCAGATCGGCGGTGGGCAGCCATTGCCCGCGGCGCGACACGTTGAGGGGCAACGCTCCCAGCGTTCGCGTCGTCGCGTCGATCGCGTCGGCGTGATCGGTGTCGAGCGTATTCATTTCGGCGCTGCTCAGCTTCTCGCCGAACGCCCAGCCGGCCGGCTTTACCCTGGAATACGTCATGGATTTTTACGCTCTCCCGTAGACGAGATCGATGTCTTCTCTGGCGCGCACGAGCGCGCGGCCATGGCGGTCGGCGCCGTAGCGTGGAATCACCACGAGGCCGTGCGCGCGCTCGGCGAAGCCCCGCTTGACCAGGTAGTCGATGCCCACGGCGACGTAGGCGGCGTCGACCCGCTCGTCGAACGTCGCTCGGAGGTAGTCCCCGATCTCATCGGGGGTGAGGTCGCGGCCTGCCAAGGAGAGCGCGTTGTAGACGCTGAGCCCTTTGGTGGACGGGTAGTGGTCGGTGAGGATCATGTGAGACCTTCGAAGTCGAGCCGTGAGACATCGAGGAAGAATCCGGAGCCTGGACCGCTGGTCGTTGCCCAGTTGAACGAAGCCCACGCCGGCAGCATGGTGTCGAGGAGGCTGAACATCTCGACGTTCATGAGGTGCAAAAAATCGCCGTCGCTCATGCCTACGGGGATGTCGGTCTCGATGGCGAGCGTGCACCGTTCGGAGAGCCACGCGCCCTTGCCGAGGCTGAACGACGCCGCGCCGGGATTGATGATGGGCCAGAACGTGTGCGTCGGCGGCGTCGCCAGATCGACCCCCTCGGGGTGCGTCACGCCGACCAGCGCGTCGCCGAGCAGCGCGTCGAGCGCGTCGATCACGTTCTGGATCGTCGGGCCGTTGGCGGCCCGGTAGTGCGCGCGCGCGCGATCGCGCATCTGCCAGCGCTGCTCGCCGGTGCGGTACGGCAGCCGCATGACCTCGACCCAGTACTCGAGTTTCTCATCGCAGCGGAGCGGCGTCGCATTGGCGCGCGCTTTCTCGGGCGTGCGGCTGAAAACGCCGGACATGAACCGCGCGATCGCAACGTTCTCGGCGTCGACCAGCGTGTGCGGTTTCTGGGTGTACGCCGAGCCGCGCATCGCGTGGAGCTCGCGGTACCACTGCCCCGCGTACGGGATCAGCGCCTCGGTCGTCGAGTCTTCCTTGTCGAGCGCGCCGTCGTAGTCGCCAATAGCGGCCCGGCGCGTCCAGGCCGGCTCGCCCGTCGGCACCGCCGTGATAACGATGACAGCCATTACGCGAGCACCACGGTGGCGCCCGAGTCGACGGCCGCGCCGGCGGCATCGAACGTCTTGACCGTCACGCCGTTGGCGATGACCGTGACCTCGCAGCGAACGGACGCCGTATTGTGGGCGGTCGCCCGGCCCGCCTTCGCGTTGATGGGGCGCTCGATGAGGTACGGATCGGTGAACTGCCGCGCCGACCACTTGAAGGTGACTTCGCCCGTGCCGACGACCGTCACGCTGTCGGGCGCGTAGGCGCTGCCGGCGCCGTTCTGGCCGTAGTAGTCGCGGATCACAACCGTCGCGCCGACCTTGGTGTAGGAGAAGACCGCGAGGAACGCGCCGAGCTTGGCGGCGACCAGATCCGCGCAAAGGCGCGCGTGCGAGCGGGCGTCGAAGCCCTCGAGCGCGTCGCCCCCGAGGCGTAGCGGCAAGGGTGCGAAGGCGCCGAGCGGCATCTCACCACACCACGAGGGTGACGCGCGGGCTCGCGAGCGCCGCGCCGCCGTTGAACGCGCGCACCCGCACCGTCTGGGCCGCGATGATGACTACGGGCTCGCCCGCGGTCGCGCTGTGGATCTGGGCCGTGGCATGCTTCGGGGCGTACGTGCCGGCGACGCCGTACGGATCCGTGTACGACGCGAGGAACGTGAAGGTGACGTCGCCGTTGCCATTGCGCGCGGCCGCCGGGTAGCCGGCGGGCGCCGCGTCGCCGACGTAGCTCGTCAGCCGGACGCCCGTCATCATGAAAACGGTTTCGATCGTCGGCGCGGCCGGCGCGCCGTCGACGCAAAGGTAGGTGATGGTCGCGAAGGGCGCGACGCGCACGATCGCTTCCATGTCCGCGGCCATGCGGCAAATCGCCTCGGCGCCGACGTCGGTCAGGGCATCGATCACGCCGCGCGATAGGTAGTTGCGCTTGTTGGTGTCGCCGCCGTAGTTGGTGTGGCTGGCGGTGCGCGTCCAAGCCGGCAGTCCGTTCGGTGTAATGGCCATCAGATCGGGTAGAACGCGAGGCGCCGGGGGACGAGGACGTTCGGGGCGGTGACGACCGAGGCCGGCACCGTCGGCGCCGCAGGCGACTTCAGGCCGTATTCGATGTCGGTGATCTCGGGGAACTTCTGCACGAGCTTGGTCAGGACGGAGTTCGTGAGCGTCGACGGATCCTCGTCGCTCACGTACGGGTGGCGCTTCGCGCGCGGCAGGCGGCCCGCGTCGGTGGTGTTCTCGCCCGGCCCGAGCGAGCGAAAGATGTCGACCCAGGCGGCGCCGTAAAGGTCGATGCTCTCGGCCGCCGGGCAGACGAAATCGCCCGTGCCGCCGACGACGGGGCCCGCCCCGTTTTTTCCGACGAGGGGCCGGTCGAGCGTGAGCAGCCACGCGCCCGCCGCGCCCGCTTGGGCGAGCACGAGGGCCTGGTAAAACTTGCGATCGACCTGCGACCACCAGGCGACGTGCGTAAGGCCGGGGATGGGCGCCACGGTCGTGTCGGCGTCGACGGTGATCACGTCGTAGGTCGCGTTGATGGCCGTGATCGGCGTCGAGGTTTCCGCGCCGACGAGCCGCGGCCACGGCGCCGGATCGGACCAGCCCCGACCGTTGCCGCCAGCGAGCGTGCTGTCGGGAATGGTGAGCTTGATGGTGAAGTCCGCCACCTGGTTCACGACGGCGTTGACGACAACCTCCTGCGGCGTCGGCAGGTTCGATTGGATCGCGAGCCGGACGACATCGAGCGCCGTGCTCGAGAGCGCGCGCGAGAAATCATCCTGCGTGAGATCGAAGTCCTTGACGGGCACGACCTTGACCGAGCCCGGCCCGCCAAGCGCCGGGTAGACGTACACGTCCTGCACCGAGCCGAGCGCATCGAGGACGATCTGGCGGATGTGCGCCCAGTTGCCGCCCGCGGGTTTGTTGCGCCGGACGTTGAGGATGCGATCGCGCTTGCGGTCGTCGCTCTCCTCTTCGGTCCCGCCCGTGAGCGGCTCGCCCGTGGAGACCTTCGCCTCGACGGACAGGTTCACGGGCGGGTTTTTGAACCGGACGATCTCGCCCGCGCGCAGGTTCGAATTGAGCCCGGTGTCGATCGCGGCGACGTTGACCTCCGACTGGTCGGCGGGGTTCACGTAGCCGCTCGTCACGCGCCCGCGAAGCCCGCTCGGGTAGGTGAACTCGAGCCCGTTGACGATCGTGGTCACGCCCTCGACCGAAATGACGAGCTTGCCGGTCGCGCCCGCCGGCGGCACCTCGGGCAGCCCCTCCGCCTTGCGCGCGTCCTCGAGCGCCTGCCCCGTCGCGTTCAAGATATTGGCGTCGTCCTCGATCGCGTTGACGTTGGCGAAGCCGAGTAGGCCCATGTTGGCGACGGCGGTCGCGAGCAGATCCCAGTCGGTTCCGGGGGTGGTCGGCGGCTCCGCGAGCCCGGCGTCGATCGCGCCGAGGCGCACGTCGCGCAGGAACTGCCCCTTGAGCTCGTCGGCGTTTGCGGGCTGGTAGAGATCGGCCATTTTTTTAGAAGCTCAGCGAATCGGACTTGCCGGTTTCGAGATCGAACCATTCGATCGTCGTCTCCGAACGCCCCGCGCGGCCGCGCACGACGGTGATGCCGTCGATGCGGATGACCGCCTCGTCGTCGGTGAGGTGGTGAAGCGCGGAGCGAACCGCTTGCTTCATCTCGGAATCGAAGAGGGTGCCCATCTTGCGCGGCAGCTTGATGCCGAAGGTGCGCTTGACGGAGATGGAGCTCTGCAGCGTCTTGACCGCGAGCAGCACGCGCTGGCGCGTCGTCGGCATCTGCGCGAGCTGCCGGGTCGTCGGGTCCTGCTCGTAGTCGCCCGTCGCGGGGTTGATGTACCGCGATCCGGCGGGACCGCTCGCCGGTTCGGCGGCCGGCGTGGGGGTGCCGAGCCCGTAGGGCGAGACGCAGGAGGGATAGACGCCAAAACCGGGCATGCTGAACGGGCGGTCCTCTCCGGCCCCCCGCGAGAAGGGCCGTACGAGCGGGTGTGGGAATTGGGGCGTCTGCTAGCGCTGCGCTAGCGCTCTGCTAGCATGACGCTCATGAACACAGCGATAGGGACGCTCCGAATGAAAACGATGAATTGGGTGGGCCTCGTGCTCCTCGCCGCCGCGGGGGCAGCGTGCTTTGGCAGCGAGGGGACGGGGTTTACGGCGCCGCCGCCCGAGCCGCCGGACGGAGCGCCCGACAGCGGCGGGGGGGCCGCGGGCGCGAGCGCCGCAGAAGGGGGCAACGCTTCGCTCGACGCCGGCAGCGAGGCCGCCCAAGAGGCTGGGGTGGAAGCGGGCGCCATGCCGGACGCGAGGTCGCCTGAGGGCGGCGAGGGCGGCCTGGACGCCATCGACAGCGGCGCGGAAGGAGGGCCCGAAGCGGGGACAGATGTGGGCGGATTCGACCGCGCGCCCGACAGCGGCGACAGCGAGGGCGGGGCGCCCGACAGCCAACCGGACCGAGCTCCCGATGCGGGCGTCGACGGCGCCGTCGACGGGGCGATCGACACGGGCCCGCCGCCTTGCGGCGCGTTCGAGCTCGAGGGGGTGCCCATCTCGACGTACCCCCACCCTCTCTGCGGCGCGACGACGAGCGCGCCGGGCGGTAGCTACCAATTCAGCGAGATCCGACTTCGGAGCCCCATCGCGAGTCCCTTTCAGGACCGCTTCGTCGACGGCGTGATGACCGTGAAGAACGGCGCGATGGTAAGAACCTACATGGGCGTGCCGAGCACGGCGACGACCGGCCACGAGATCGCGTTTCACGGGGCGGGCGGAACCGACCCAATCATTTTCACGCTTGGCGTCAACGAGATCAGCGTGACGGCGAACGACGCGCTCGGCCGCGTCGGGTGCTTGCCCCCGCCCTGCACGTGGACGGTGACGCCCTAGTCAAACGGGCACTCGAGCTTGAAGGTCGGAAGGCTCGGGATCTTCGGCAGGCCGAACGAGGGGATGGGCAGCGCGACCGTCGGGAGTTTCGGCAGCTTGATGCCGAGCTCGCCGAGATCGGGCAGCGCGAAGGAGGGCAGCGCCGGTATTTTCGGCAAGGACAGCGACGGCAGCGGCAGCGCGATCTTCGGCAGCTTCAAGTTGATCGGGAAGTCGACGTCGGGCAGGTCGAAGGACGGGAGCGCCGGTATTTTCGGGAGCGCGAGCGACGGCAGCGGCAGCGCGACGGTCGGCAGCTTGAAGTTGCAGCTCATCGCCCGAGCGAGATCCCGGGCGCTGCGATCATCGGCGTCGAAGCAGCCGCGCCGGGGGAACCCGTCGCCGGGCCGAGCATGAACTTGAACGCGGGATCGGGGGTGCGGCCCCCGAACACGAGGGCGCCGAAGATGCTGACCACGCCGTCCTTGATCTGGATGCCGGCTTTGCCGGAGCTGTCGACGAGCGAGATGCCGTCCTTGCGCGACATCTTGAACGCATGCCCCGCACCGACGATCTGGACGGCGTCGTTCTTGCCGTCGAGGATGACCATCATGGTCTCGCCCGACGAGTCCTTCGTGGCGAGCACGACCTGCCGCTTTTTTTCCTTGAGCTGCACCTGCGCGGCCTGCTCGGGCCCCGTGCTGTGCAGGACGGTGTCACCGGGCCCCATCTTGCCGACGATTTTCGCCGTGCGAAGATCGCGCGCGCCGACGAGGACGGCGTCATGCCCGCCCACGTTGACGATGACGAGCCCCTCGGCGTGCCCCTCCTTGGTCGTCGGCCACGGGAGCGACGTGACGCCGAGCACCTGGTAGGAGGCGACTTCGCCGAACGGCTCGACGTCGTCGTTGCTATTGCCGATAGGGTTGACCGCCTGGATGAGCGGCACTCCTTCGGCCGTGACGTGCGAGGCTCCGAGGACGACGACGACGGCATCGCTCATAGTTTTCGCTGCACCTCGTCGTCGTCGCGGGCCACGCCCGTCAAATCGATGAGCGGCGCGATCTTGTCCTCGGGTTTCTTTTCGGGCTCCTTCTTCTTCTTCGGCGGCCCCGAGTCCCCGGGCTGGTACGGCTCGTCGATCAGGAACGACTCCGGGCGCCAGCACACGAGATCGGTCTTCGGGCCCTCGCGCGGCTTGTAGCTGAGGCGCGCGCCCGCGACCCAGAGCACCTCGTGCAAATCGGCAATCTCGTCGTCGACCTGGATCATCGTGTCCTGGGAATAGAGCGCGCCCGAGTCGGGGGCGATGTGCCCCTTCAAGGTGACGCGGTACTCGAGCGTGTCCTTCATGCGCTCGGCGATGGCGCGCTTGGCCGATTTTTCGATTTGCTCGGCGCTGCGCGCGTCGTCGTCGCGGATGACGAGCAGCCGGTAGAGCGCGCCGCGCAGCACCTCCTCGGCCGGATTCTGGCCCGGCACCCATCGGCTCGACACCGTGACGTCCTGCAGGCTCCTACCGAGCTCGCTCACGAACCGGGCCGAAATGCTCCACATGTCGAACATCTGGGTGAAGCGATCGCCCTTCTGCCCGGGCTTGGCATACGCGCCCTGCACGATCACGTACGTCGGCATCTTGGAAAAATCGCGGTCGGCGACGGCGCTCTCGATGTTGTTATGGGCACCGGTCAGCTGGTCGCGCGTCCGGAAGATCCGGTAGAGCGGATCCTGGTCGTAGTTCGGGCTCGAAATCACGAGCGTGTTGCGGTTCGGCCCGGCCTGCAGCGTGACGCCCTCGCGCGCGCTGATCTTGTTGAGGAACTCATACATGCCCTGACCGGGCATCGGCTTGTACTCGTTCAACTTCTTCTTTTTCTTGCTCGGTTTTTTCTGCCGGACCTTCACCTTGCGGCCGGCCCGGAGCTCCCGCATGGCGCCGTCGTCGTCGAAGACGGCGTTGATGCCGGCGGGCCCGGCCGCGGTCGTGATGGCGTTGAGCAGCTCGTCGCCCTCCTTGATCTTGAGCAGCGGATCGACGTTACACTCGAGGATGTCGCCGATGAAGTCGCGCCCCATGCACGTAATGGCAAGGCCGTCGTCGCCGCGCCGCGTGTGGTCAATGCGGCCGATGAGGCGCGATTGGCCGTTGACGATGAGCTCCACGGGCTGAAGCTCGAGGTGCCGGGTGTTCTCGATGTTCTCGTCGTAGAGGGTGAACTCGAACCCGTCGGTCGAGGTCATGTAGTTCGAGTCGATGGACCAGGCGGTGATCGATGTCGTCTCGCGCCCGAGCCCGGGAAAGCGCACGAGCAGCGGCGTCTCGGGCGGCTCGCCGGGGGCGCCGCCGCGCGGCGCGACGGTCGTCGGCGGTGAGTCGTAAGGCACGGCGGGCTAGGCTGTCTTCGCGGCGTACGCCGTGACTTTGGTCCCGGCCGGCACCATGGGCAGTTTCACGAGCGCCGGGTTTAACTTGATCAGTTCTTCGAGGGTCATGTCGAGCTCGGCGGCGAGCGCGGAGACGGTGATCGCCACGTTCTTGGTGATGCGGCGAAACTTGCGCACGGGGTTTTCCGCGGCGCGCAGGTTCAGCTGCGTCACCACGTCACGCATGCGGCGCACGTCGTTGCGAAGGCCCCAGTTCTGAGGGTTCTCGACCTTGTCGGCCGTGTCCTCGATCTTCTCGAGCTTGAAGGCGAGATCGTTGAGGTAGGCGGAGACGCGGTTTTTTTGACGGAGCACGCCGCTCCCGATGCCGCTCAGCTGCGAAAGGATATCCGTCACGCCCTCGGGCGACGGCTCTTGTTTCCAGTCGGCCTTGGTGAGCGCTTGATCGAGCTGCCCCGCGTCGGAGACGAGGCCATTGATGCCCGTCAGGTTGTCGCGGATGGCCGGATCGTCGGCGTCGAATTCGGGCGCTTGCTTGAACTCGAGCCGTATGTCGTCGCCGTCGCGGCGCTGGACGTCGGACTCGTCGGTGAAGGTTTGCGGCACGCACCGGAACTGGCCGAGCACCGGATCGATGAGGATGCCGGGCGTGCGCAGGCGGATGTCGCGCAGGAGGATCGGCAGCCCCTCGTTGAAGAGGTTCTTGTAGGGGCCCTTGGCGATGTCCTCGCGCATCGGGATCGTGTACGAGAAGGAAAACCCCGTCGCGCCCGTCATGTCGACAAACTCGCCGTCGCGGTACTGCACCTTGTGCGGCGCGTTCTCGTGCTGGAACGTGATCTGCCGCGCCGTCAGCGGGTAGCGGCGGCCGCGCCACTCGAAGGGTTGGAGGAGTCGGAAGACGTCGGTCATGTTTTGGCTGGGCCTACGGGGCTCGGTGTGTTGCCGCGGTTCGGGCTAGCGAGGCCGAGCTTCTTAGCGGCGGCGCTCAGTTCCACGGCGGCGGCTTCCTGGCTCACGCCGGCGGTGCTGAGCCGTTTGGCGATATCCTCCAGCGCATTGAGTTTACGCAGCTGCATTTCCATCTCGGCGAGGAACGACTCCTGGGTCTTGACCTCGGTGTCGCTCGCCGCAGTTCCGACCGTTTGCGCCATGCTATGCGCCCAGCTGTCGGGCATGACGGCGCTGGCGATCGATTCGAAGACGCCCGTCTTTTTCGTGTCGCCGACCACGACGCGCTGCTCCTCGACGAGTTTGCGCGCTTCCTTCGCCTGCTCGGGCGAATTCATCTCGCGGATCTTGTTGAGCAGCTCGCCGCTCGACTTCATCTGCGCCTCGCCGGCCTCGAAATTGACCACGTTCGCCGTGATGATGGCCGATCCGATGGTGAGCCCGAGCGCGAGGCCCGCCCCCGCGGCGCTGGCCGCGCCGGCGAGCCCGGGGTTACCACGGAGAAACCCGCCCGTCGGAGCTGCGCCCCCGCCACCACCACCGCCGACGCCGCCGCCGACGGCGCCCGCCGCCGGCGTCCTGACCCCCATGAACGCCTTGCCAATGAGGCCGCCGACGAGGTTGCCGAGCCGCGCCTTGGCAAAATCGGCGGCGAGCTGCGTCGCGACGATGATCGCGACCGCCTGGAAAGGGTGCGCGAGCAGAAAGGACACCAGATCGACGAACATCTTCGTTGCGCGCCCGACGTACGGCACGAGCTTGCCGATCTCGGGGCCGAGTTTGATGAGCTGCGGCAAGAGCTCGCCGGCCATCGCCTGCTTGAAACGCATCTCGACGATGGACATCTGCACCGCGAAAGACTGCATGGCCGCGGCGCTGTCCTTCTCGATCTCGCCAAAGCCCCCCTTGACGGTCGCCGCCTCCTTCAGCTGCCCGATCACGGCGGCGCGCCCCGCCTTCGCGCCCTTGTCGCCGCCGCCCGCCGCCTCGCTCGCGTTGCGAAAGGTCGTGATGAGCGGATTGACGGCGCGGATGCCGCGCACGTCGAAGACCTCCTGCAGCTGGACGAGGTTGCCGCGCGAGGCGGAAATCACGTCGCCGAGGATCTCGTTGAAGTCGCGCAGGGGCTTGGTCGGATCGCCGCCCTCGAAGACCTGCACCGCGCGCCCGCTGAAAGCCCCGCCCGATTGGATGTCGGCGGACTTTGCCTTGAGCTGCCGGAATGCCGCGGACGTCGCCGTCGCCGTCTCCGCGCCGCTGCCCGTCGCCTGCCGGGCGATCTGCAGAAACCCGCCGAGCTGGGTCAGGCCGGCGTTGCCCTTGATGCCGAAGCTCGCCGCGTCGGCGAGGATTTCGGGAAGCTGCTGGGCGGCGTCCTTCAGCTCGAACGCGCCCTTTTTCCCCTGGAGGGTGAGCGTCGCCAAGGCCTCTTGCATTTGCTCGACGGACTTGATGCCCATCTTCTCGGACATGTCCGCGGCGGCCGAGGCGACATCCTCCACGGCGGCGCCCGTTGCCTGCGCGACCTTGGCGAAGGTCTTGTGGTTCTTGATCGCCGTTTCGATGTCGCCCGTCTTGGTGACGAACGCCTGCACGCCGCCCGCGACCGCCTCGGGGTCAAGGCCCGTCTCGATGCCGGTGCGCTGAAATTGCTTGGAGAGCTCCTCGGGGTGGTACTTGGAAATCTCGCCGCCCTGCCGGCCGGAGATGATGAGGCGCCGGACCTTGTCGTCGAGCCGCGTCGCGCCGGCGACGGCCGTTGCCGCGAGGCCCGCGCCGCCCACGCCGAGCAGGCCCGCGCCCGCCGCGCCGACGGCCTTGATGGTTCCCGCCGCGCGGCCGACGCCGTGTCCGATCGTCGCCTGGGCAAACTCGCTTCGCGCGCGCGCCTGGCGCCTGATGATCCGCTCGTCGCGGGTCGCCATCGAGGCGCGCAGCCGCTCTTCTTTTTTCAGCTCCCGGATGTTGAGGGAGTTGATTTGGTTACGGACGCGGTGCTCGTCGCGCAGCCCCTTGGTCTTGAGCTTCGCCTCATCCGCGATCGCCTTTTTCTGATCGCGGTCGACCTCCTTGAAGTGCTGCGCGGCGGAGGATTGGAAACGCCGCTGCGCCGTCGCCGGGGCCGTGCCCGCGCGCCGCGCGCCGCCCACGTCGCCGCTGATGCGGCCGACCGTCGCGTTGTGCTGGCGCAGGCGCGCCTCGATGCCGGCGAGCGCGCGATCGACCGATTCCTTGCCGACAACCTTGATGTCGTATTGGAGCAGCGCCACCTCAGGCGCCCCGCAGCTGCTCGGCGACCGTCGTCACCTGCCCAACGGTGGGCCCCTCGTCAGCTGAGCTTTCCCCATCGGTCGCGGTGGAGCTCGCAGCAGGCTCGCCAAACGAGCCAGTGCCCATAGAGAAGTCGTCGAGGAGCGACACCAAAATAGGCGGCAAGTTCGGTCGCTGGGATTCCAGGATGCCGTAGAGCAAAGAGACTCTTTCCGCCAACGAGTAGGCTAGTTGGGCCAATTGAGGCAATTGCAACCGAAGTAAAGGGAACTCCGAGCCGCCCTCCTTGAGACGCTTGATCCAGGCGTTGAGATCCTCGGGCGAGCCGATGATCTTTTCAAACGGCCCGTATTTCGATTGCACCAGGAGGTAGGCCGAGAAGAGAAACGCGATCTCGTCGGGCCGGAGTTTTTTCAGATCGTCGGCGTTGCGAAACACGCGGCCGAGGAGGGGCGCCCCCGTGTCGTCCTCGGGGCCCGTGACGGTGAGGCACGCCATGGCCAAGAGCTCGCGCGCGATCGCGTCGCCGGTGATCTCCTGGATGGTGGCGTCCTTGAGATCGTCCTTGTCGAACCCCTGCAGTTTCATCCCGCGGTGGGCGAAGGTGCGCGCCCGGTCGTGCTCCTCTTGCGTGAGCACCTGGATGCGAACGCTGCCGATCGGTTCGCCGTTGGCCTTGCGGCGCGGGAAATCGATCACTTCGCTCGGGCCGGGCTCGCATAGTTTCCGGAAGAGTTCGCTCTGCTCGATGTCGACGGGCGGTCCTGCCATGGAATGGTTTCCTCGCGGCAAATAAACCGAAAGCCCCGATGGCGGCCCGACGCGATAGGGACGCGGGGGCTGCCTCGGGGCTTTCGCTTTGTGAAACGACCTTGCCGAGCCTGGGTCCCTATCCCATGCCACGCGCTCGGCGCCGTTCCGTTATATTTTTGGGGGGCTCAGATCTCGATCGGCGCGAGCGGTCCCATCCACTGGCACGAGCCTTCCATCGGGTTGTTCGTCGATTGCCCGACCTCGTTGTTGATGATCTTGCCCTTGCCGATGTACGAGAGCGCGCCCTCGAAGACCTGCAGCGTCACGAAACTGCCGGCGGCGCAATCCTGCTGGTAGGGCGCCTCGGGGCCGCCGATCGGCACCGCGTAGCCGATGTCGACGGTCACGCGGCCCGAGCCGGGCGTGAACCCGGAAAGGCCCTCGTTCAGAAGGTCCACGGGCTGCTGCCCGCTGTCGGTCGTCATCTTGACGGACGTGAGCATCTTCAGCTCATTGCCGCCATACATGAGACCAATTTGTGCAAAATCCTGGAACGTTCCCATGCTGCGTCGTTACCTTTCTCGGTCAGCCGGTGCTGTTTTCGGCGACCCGGAACGTGAACTGGTGGGCGTGATCGATGACGTAGAGATCGAGCCCGCATTCCACGCGCGCAGCGTTCGCAGGCGATTTCACGGTGCGAAGCGAGTCCTTCGACTTCTGCACGTTCTGCAGCTTGCCGGCGGCCTCGAATTCGTCGAGCTGCAGGCAGATGGGCTTGCGCAGCGTCGAGGGCCGGATGACACCGCGCTTGCGCGGCTGGCTCGGGTTGACGGTGCCGTCCGCCAGAAACTGGTCGTTCTCGAGCTTCTTGCCCTGGTGATCGAGCCGCGCCTGGTTCACCATCTGGGTCACGAATTCGTCGGCGGCGGAAACCCGGTGCGTCTCGCACGCGCGAAAATCGTCGATGGTCCCCGTCGAAATCTTCGAACGTGTGTTGACCGACATGACGAGGTAGGACCCGCCCTCTTTCGAGGCGATGGGGCTGACGCCGTCGTTGATCATGTCGTTGAGATCGTCGGCGTCGGGCCAATCGGCGTCGGCGAACGCCTGCTTGATGAGCCAATCCGGCTCGCTGTAGCCGGCGAGGTTGTACGAGCTGTCGGTCTGCTCGCGTTTTTGCCGAATCGCCGCCACGTTGCCCGCGATCTCGGCGGAGTCGTGCTCGCTGTTCGGCTGGCAATAGAGGGCGAGCCGCTCGTAGTTTTTGCCCGTCGCGAGCGTCTGCGCCGTCGCCGCCGAGCCGGTGTAGCCAGCGATGGTGACCGAGAAGATCCCTTGCCGGGGCTCGGCTTTGGTCGCGCAATGGGTCTTGAAGTGCCCGAGCGTCGTCGCGTCGTTCGCGCTCGAGACCAGGTAGTATTTGTTGACGGCGACGATGGTGTTCAACGCCGTCAGGGTGTTGGCAGCCTCGGTCGTCGATCCCTCGACGCCGGTCGCGCCGCTCCCGAGAAACGCGCCGCCGAAGACCGCAGTGGTGCCGACGCCGGCCGTGATGGTCGCCCGCACGCGGATGACGCCGAGCGTGGCGGTCCCTTGCGAGATCCCTTTCAGCTTCGCCGTCAGGGTGACGGTGCCGGTCACGTTGACGGCCACGACGGGCAGCCACGTCTTGGCGTTGATAGCATCGCGGATGCCGTCGCCGATGATCGTCGGCGTGTTGGTGTTGAGGAAGGTGTAGGCGCACTCCTCGCCGCAAATGGTCACGGTGAGGGTGCCGGTCCCGGTCGCGTTGGTCGCGATCGTGAGGACCGCGGTCGCGGCGATGGGGCTGCCGCCCGATGTCTCGGAGACCGGCACGGCCCAGATCTTGGCGTTCTTGTTCGCCTGTAGGATCATGCGAACCGCGCGGTGAATCGGCGAGCCCGCGCCGGCGCCGTCTTCGGCGTCCTTCTCGTTCTGGACCTTGTACTTCGTCGCCGCCGTCCACAGGCCCGCGGAAAGCTTCGGCATGACGATGATGATTTCGCGAACGCCCGCGCTCGCGGTCGCCGGGCCTTGCGCGAACAGGATTTCGGCGTAGGCGCCCGGCACGCGCCAAGTCGCGTCGATGCCGGTGATCGGAATGACGGGAGCGCCCATTACTCAGACTCCTTGCGTGGGTGGCGTTTGTCGACGAGAGGCTTGTAGGTCGCGGGCGGGGGCGGGAAGGCGGCGTCCGCCGGCGCCGAGGTGACGACGCTCGGCTCGCTGCCAACGAGGGTCGGGGGCGGCGCCTCGGGCGGTTTCGGTGGCTGGGTCCACTCGTCGTCCTTGAACGTGGCGGCCCGGTACTCGGCGCCGCACTCCTTGGCCGTCGCCTCATCGGCGGGCAAGATGTCGCCGCGCCGGGTGAGCTTCATGTAGCGAAGGAAAATCTGCTCGTCGACGAGCCTCGTCCGATCGAGCTCGACCTCGTACGGCTCCTCGGTGGCGGGGTAGGACGCGGGCTTGCCGTCCTTCGGCGCCTGGTAGCGCCGGCCGATGTAGTGAGCCGGCTGTCCGATGCCGGCCCGCGAGCCCGGGATGTAGACGAGCGCGTCGGCGTTCGCGTAAAAACGCAGCTTCATGGAAGTGCCCCCTCAGAACTGCTTGGCGATGCGCTCCATGCCGGAGTGCATCCTGGGTACGAAGACGCGGCCGGCAGCGTTGCTGGCGCGGTAGAGAAACTTGAAAGGTCGGTTGCCGGGGTGCATCACCCAGCGAAAGCGCACGCGCACGCCTTTCCAGATGAAGGAGAGACATTGCGCGCGGCGCGCCACGATGATGTGACGCGGCGAGCCCGTATCGATCGCCGTCGCGTACTTGGCGCGGTTTCGGATCTGGACGATCGCGCCGCTCCGCAGCCGCACGATCCGGAAATCGGTTTGCTTCTGGAGGTTGCCCGTCCGCGGCTTGAACGTCGGGTGGTCTCTGACGTACTGGACGCCGAACCTTCCGATCTTTTCCACCTCGCGATCGAAGAGGGAATGGTGTAGGCGCTTGAACCGGGTGTGGGCGCGCAGCACCTTGTCGATGTTGATCGGCCCGTCTCGCACGCGTGAACTACCGGATCCGCGTCGAGCCGATGTTGCCGGAGAGGAGCCCGAACACGTTGAGCAGCCAGAGGATCAGGGCGAGGACGACCACGACCTGAAGAATGATCCGCACCTTCGGGTCCATCGGGATAACGCTGTTCACCAGGTAGAGCAGCACGCCGACGACGATGATGACTACGATGATGCCGATGATCGACATGGGGACGCTCCTCGCGCTGCGATTAAAAACCGGTCAGTCGTCCCCGACGGGATCGACGGGAAGCGAGGTGTCGGCTTGGATGAGATCGGGAACGATCGCATCGCCCGTGCCGACGCCGACGGACACGTCGGTGCCCTCATACTCGCCGTACCCGTCGAGATCGTCGTACGCGAGCTCGGTCGTTTTGAGCTTGAACGAGACCGCGTAGTAGGTCGGCCCATCGTTGTCGCCGCCCGCGAAGGACGCCTGCCCCGGCCCCTCCTGCGAGTCGAGCGCGATGCTGGCGAAGCCGCCCTTGTCGGGAAAAAACTGCAGCTCGCCGGCTTCGTAGCTCTTGTGACCGCGCTGGCGGATGACCAGGCGGATGAGCTTGCCGACGGCGACGCAGATCGGCGCGAGGCGCCTGAGATCGCCGATGTCGAGCGGCGAGAGGATGTAGTGTAGGCCCCACTCCTGGGTGAGGCGGTCCTGGTCGAGCATGACGCGCTCGTAGGTCGCCTCGCCGGTCCGGTGCAGGCAAAGCAGCGGCCACGTCGCCTTGCGCTGCTGCATCACCGACGGGCTCGGCTCGAGCTCGAGCGTGTCGGCGACCGGATCGCTCGCGCGAAGCGGGTGCCCGACGGGGAGCGCGTCGACGACCTTGTGCCACACGGGCCCGTACTCGGAATTGATGGCGGTCTTGAAGAGCGCCAGCAGTTTCCCGAGGCCGGGATCGAGCGGCTCGAGCGTCGTTGCGACGTCGGCGGCGTCGATCGGCAGGTGCAGATCGCCGAATGTTTGGAACATCGAGTCGGCGCGCGTCATGCGGTGGCGACCGGCTGCGCTTGGAGCTTGTAGCTCAGGGCCTTGTCGGCGGTGAGGCTCGTCAATCGATAGAGCGCGCCCGACGGGTGCTTCGGACCGGTGATGCGCACGTGAATCGTCTCGCCGCGGACAAGGGCGTCGCCCGCGAGGGTCGCGAGCAAGGTGCCGCCGCCCGGAAAGCTCGGCGTGATGGGCCCGATTTCGACCGTGCCCCGCGGCAGGCCCCCGAGCGCGATCTGCTCGTCGTTCAGCCACCTGGTTTTCGGAGGCTGCCCGCCCGACTCGGCGATCGGGAGGGCGGTCGCGGTTTCGGTGCCGTCGCCCGTATGCGCGCCCGACCACGCGCCCGTGAGGATCTCGACCGCGTGCGGCCGAAAGCCGAGCTGGCCGGCGAACGCGCGCGCGCCGTACAGGATCGGTTTCAGCGAATCGGCGAAGCTCATGTCAGTACGCCTCGACGACCGTGGACTCGCCTTCGTCGGCGAGCGGGACGCGCACGAGGCTCGACAGCTGGCGGCGGATCTGCTGGTAGGCTTTCTGGCGCGTGATGAGCACGCTGCTGCCGCCCGAGCCCGACTGAAACCACTCGACGTCGCCCTTGTCCACTTGCTTTAGGCCCGCCAAGAGTCCGACGTCCGCCGCGAGCGAGAGCGTCTCGGCGGAGTCGGCGCGGTGCAAGAGGTAGCGAAGCCGCGCCTGCCCACCGAGGAGCGCGATCGGGTAGCCGCTCGCGGGGTGGGCGCTCACGAACACCGCGGAAAAGGTCGTCAGGGTGACGCTCTTGACCGGGACGATCTCGGCGAGATCGCCGACATCGACGACGAGGCGGGCGTTAACGACGATGCCGGTCATCGAGGCCGGCGTGACCGCGGTGGTCGAGCCGGCCGTGATGGCGGTCGTCGCCGTCGTTTCGGTCCCGCCCGTCAGGTTCGGCTGGATGACGTCCCGAAAGAGCTCGAGGAACCCATCGGGCGTGTACGGGTAGCCGCCCACACCGAGATTGCCGTACCCGAGATGGTACCGGAGCGACTCGATCTCCGCGTCGGTGACGGCCATCGCCGGTTACTGCGATCCGCGGCGCAGGTACCGGTAGGTCATCGTCGCGGTGGAGCTCGTTGCCGTGCCGGTGCCTTGGAGCGACGCGCGAAAGTACTTCCACCCGCAGAGTGACGGGAGCGTGTAGGCGCGCGTCCCGTTCGCCGTGATGGTCTCGGTCATGACGGCGCCCGTCGGCGCCGCAATCGGGTAGAAGGTCGTGCCGTCCATGCTCGCGTAGAAACGCGCGATCACGTTGGTGAGTGATCCGATCGTGAAATCGAGAAAGACGGAAACCTGTGAATTGAAAGCCTCGTTGAGATCGAACGACGCGCCCGCCACCTCACCTGTCGTGAGAATGGCGGCTGCCCGCGCCGCGACCTGCTTGTTATAGGTACCGGATGCCATGGTGTGTTCCTCCGAATCGTCCGAATCGAATCCCGGCAGCCGAGATCAGGCAGTCTGAAAGAGGATCCGCTGAACACCGCGGATGTCGAGCGTTTGGAACGCGTGCAGGGCGTACCAGATGACCTTGGCGATCGTGCCGTAGTTGGTGTCGTCCGCGTAGCGAACCTCGGGGCCGATGGCGCCCTGCTGATCCGAGACGGCGGTGCCGAACCCGACGACGCCGGGCCCGAACAGCAGCGCCTCGGCGAGGTTCACGCCCGTTCCCACCGTCGCGCCGTTGACCGTGGTCTTGTAGGCATTGGCGTCGGTGGCGGTGGGCGCGTAGTTCGCGGTCGTTGTCACCTCGAAGAAGTCGACGTCCTGCACCGAGCCGATGTAACCGAAGAGCTGGTTACGCCCGTCGGTGTGGTTTTTCGACAGCTCCCGGTAATCGACATCGGAAATCATCTGGGTGTTGAACGCCGTCGGGACGACGCACACGTAGCGCCCATTCGGGAACTTCGCCCACTCGCGATCGGACAGCGCCTTGCGAGCCGCCAAGATCTGCTCGAGCGAAATGCTGGCGCCTCCGCCGGCGGCGAACCCGGTCACCGCCGAGATGCCCGAGGGAAGCGTGATGTTGGCGTTGCCGGTGTCCGCAATGAAGCGGTTACGGATCACGCGATCGAGCCAGCGGATGTAGTCGCGGCGGAGGAAGCGCGTCGTGATGGTCGCGAGCGCCTCCCGGTTCTTGCGGTACTTCGCGTCGAAATTGATGATCGCGTAGGGATCGACCTGCGCGCTGACGTCGTTCCAGGGGCCCTTGTATTCCTTCAGGACGACCGGCACTTCCTCTTGCTTGACGGCTTGGCCCGTCGTCGAGATGGTCGTCTCGGCAACGTGCACGCGCGAGTCCTCGGTCAGCCCGGTCGTGGTCGACGGGTAGACGTCGCGCTGGAATTTGACGGTGTCGCCGCCTTCCTTGCCGAACTCATCGACGGCCTGCACCATGCCTGGGTAGGCATCGGCAGCCCGCATCATCTGGTCGAGATCGGGCGGCAGCTGGACGCCGTTGCCCATCATGGACAAGAATTGTTGAACGGTAGGCGCTCCGACCCGAAGGGCCTCGAGCGAAAGCCGCCCGGCCATCGCCGCCCGTGCAAACCAATACTGGGGCTCGGGCGAAGGCAGCCGCATTCCCGTTGAAGTCGAATCAACGAAATTTTGCGGCAGCGTGCCGCGGCTAATTGCGCTCATGGTTTGTTTCCCTCGCTACGTGGCGGGAGGCCGCGTTGCTTCGATCTCCCGCGTGTTGGATTGGTAGAAGATGTCGCCGAGGACCGGGCTCTTTGCCCGCATGGCCTCGTACTCTTGGAATTTCGTCTGCTGTCCTGATGGAGGCGGCGCGGCCGGCGGTGCGATGTTCGCCGGAGGCGTTGCCGCCGGCGGCGCTGGGGCACCGACGGGTTGCAGCGCCTCCGCCATGCGCATGAGCTGGAAGCGTTGCTCGGGATCTCCCTTCGCGATGGCGTCGATGGCGGTACGAGCCGCCTCCGGCAATTTCGCGAAGCGTTCGTCGACGATCGTCTTGGCGAGCGACTCGTAGCGCTCTCCTCGTTCGACCTTCGGCCGGAGCTCCTCGACCTGTTTTTTGTAGCGCTCGTTTTCCGAGAGCTGCGCGTCCTGCTGTTCCTTGGCCTTGGCGGTAGCGGCCTTGGCTTCGTCCATGCTCTTGAACCCGAGGGCCTTGAGCATCTCGTGCTCCTTCGCTTTTTCCGCGGAGGAGCGTGTTTCGTCGAGCCGCACCTTCAGCTGGTCGCTCGTCATGTTGACCGGCGCGGGTGCGGGGGGTGGAACTGCGGGCGTTTTTTCGCCGTTCGGCGCGGGGGCCGGATCATCGGGGGGGGTCATCTGTCGCTCCTACTCGCGATATCGCCCGCGAGAGCGTTGGAGGTTGCGGCTCGAGCTACGGAGGCGCGCGCCGCCGCGAGGACGCGCGCCTTCGGGAATTTTTACGCCTCGGTGAACGCGACCAGCACCGAGAAGGGACGCGATTGCGCCGCCATCGCGGTTGCGTTGGCAAACTCGGTGGCGAAGTCGCCGTCGGTTACCTCGAAGGTGAGGCCCGTCGTCGAGACGGCGACGGTTTTCAGACCGAGGATCGCCGCCGGATCGGAGGCTTTGGTGGCGGGCTTGTCGAGGATCGCGCCGACCAGGGTGACAGCCTTGCCATTACGGCGGCTGTTCTGGATCGCGGTCGTCACGAGCAGGAGCGCGGCGTCGTCGGCTTGCGCATAGGTGCCCGTGAGCGTGAACAGCACCAGGGCCTTCTGCAGGTTCGAGACAGCGTCTGCTTCCAGGGTCGCGACGCTCCACACGGTTCCATTGATAACGGCCATCGGTAGATCTCCAGTTGGTCCGCGGGTAGCGGGTGAGTTTGTCGGTGAACTTGCGGAGGTTTACTTGCCGCCCTTGGGCGACTTGTGATCGTGGTGCTCGGCGGCGTGCGTCGTCTTCGGATCGGCGTGCTCGTCCGTCTTCGACGCAGCCTCGCTCGCCTTGGCCTTCGGTGCTTTCGGCTCGGGATCGCCCTCGTTACATTCGTCCTGCCCGTTTTCGGGATCGACTTCCTTGCAGACGCCGGGGGCTACGATGCGCTTGCCGGTTTTGGTGCAGAAATAGGCCATGGCGGTTGTGTCCTCATGCCGCTTCGCGCGGCTCTAGCGGGAAGGTTCGTCGTCGTGGGAAGCCTCGGATGATCGTGCACCAGCAGCGGCACCACGGGTGCACCATCGCCGGCTCAAGCCCCCCGGGGAAATGCGCGCTCACGGGGACGGTGATGCCGTCCATCCGAAAGCAGATGGGACAGGCGTCGAGCTGCGCGTCCCAAACTTTCAAGAGCTGGTAGCCGCCGCCGAGCTGGCGGGTGACGAGGGTTCGCTCCGCGCTCGCGGCGGAAAAGGTTTCGGTGGCGGCGGTCGCGGCGACGCGCCCCTCGGTCTTGGCGAGCGCGATCGCCCACCTGCGCTCCGCGGAAAGCTCGGCGAGCTCGAGCCGCGCCACGCGGAGCTCGAGATCGGCCACTTGCCGGCGCGCGATCTGGCCGGCGCGGATCCGATCGACGCCGGGGCCGAACGGGGAGCGCATGAGGGGGAGATCCGGAAACTGCAGCTGCAGGCGTGCGAAGGCCAGCATGCGCGCCGCCTCGCGCGTGAGGGCGATCGTGTGCTGGAGCGCGGCGAAGATGCCGAGGGCCGGCCACTGACCGGCCTTGAGGGCTTGCTCAACCGCCTTTCGGCGTCTTGCCAAAAGGAGCGCCAGCGCCGCCGCCTCGACGAGCAGCATCCTTTTTCGACTTTCCTCCTCGTCGTGCTCTTGGCGTTGGCTTCGTCGGGGTCGGGGCACCGTCACCGCCTGGCGGCTTGATGCCGCCCGCCGCATGGAGCGCGGCCGCTTCGTTCATGGCCGTTTCTTGCGCGAGCGCTTGCGCCTCGGCCTTGTCGTCTTCGATTTCGTCGAGCGCTTCCTGCACGTCCTCGCGCCCGAAGTAGGGCAGCACGTATTTCACCGCGTCCTCCATGGGAACGAGGTGCGCTTCGTTGGCGGTCTTCGCCGCGGTGATCGCCTGGTTGATTTCTTCGGGGCCGGCCGCGAAGTAGTCGCCCCAGTTGGGGGTCATCGTCGGCGGCACCCACATCGGGCCCGCCGTCGTTCGGGTGAGAAATTTCTGCAGGATGGCGGCCGCGCCCTCGGCGCCCGGGATCAAGAGATCTTTGCCGCCGAGCGCGACGGTCGCGCGCAGCATCATCGATAGGATCGCCTGCAGGCCGAGCGGCCACCAGCAGTGGCGCATCTCGTCGACCACGGCGAGGAGCGGCTCGTAGGCGAGCTCGAGGAACTTCGCCGACATCTGGCCTTGCTGGGTGCGCCCGGCGATTTCCGAGATGTTCACGAGCACGACCGACATGCTCTCGAGCACGCGGGCGCGGATGTCGTTGACGTGAAGGGTGGAAACCTCGAAGGCTTTTCCCGTCGTCTCGAGGACGCCGAGCCTCACCTCCTTGCCCGAGTAACTCCAAACCTGATCGGGACCGCCCTTGCGCGCGGGCGAGCCGTCGGCGCCGAGGATCACGCCGTGCGGCGAGGGGCCGCCGGCCGGCTGAAACCCGGGCGTGCCGATGGATTTACGCCCCGTCGGAGCGGGTCCGTCGTCTTCGTCGACGCCGGTTTCCCAAGGCTGCGGGGTGCCGAAGTGGTGGATGCCGCGGTGCCGCTGCGAGAGCGCGAAATTGAGCGCGTCGAATTCATCGAACAGGTCATCGTACAGGCTCATCCCGTCGATGCTGCCCGAGTCCTCCTCGTGCAGGTTGCGGATCCAGCGCACCGGGCAGAACCCGAAGGTATGCGGGATGACTTTCTCGACGAGCCACACGGGCTCGATGCCGGCTTCGACGGGGACTTCCTTGTAGAGGACGTACGCCGCCTCGGTAATGTCTTGCCGGTACCAGGTGCGCTGCACCTCGGGCACGCCCGTCTGCCGGTTCGGAACGGTCTTGTTGTACGGGTAGCACCAGGTGAGCGCGAGGACGTCGCCGTTGACGTCGCCGCCCTGGAAAGTGGGCATGCAATCTTCGGCGTTGGCGATATCGATCCGAAAGCAGCCGTTGCGAACGACGAGGATGGCGACGCTGGTTCCGACGGCGAGCCCGGGGCGCATGAGGCGCCGCATGGTCGGCTTGAGGGCGCTCGTCTCGATGAGCTTGGCGATGTATTTTTCGAGCGTCTCGGACTCGTCGTCGGCGAGCGTGAGCCCGAAGACGGCGTCTTCGGCTTTCTCGACAGCCTCGACGGCGATGGTCGGAAAGCGGCTCTCGCCGAACGTGAACCTGACCACCTGGTGGACGGCGTTCTTCGGCAGCGGGTAGATGACGCAGGGCTTACGCTCGCGCAGCGGCACGGGCTTGTCGTGCGGCGTTCGCTGGCCGGTGAAAAAATCGGGCCGCCCCTCGTATTGCGTGCTGGCGTAGTACCCGCGGAGCTTGCCGAGCGTCTTGTAGCGCTCGAGCTTCGCGAAGTGCTGCGGCTTGATCGTCGCGTCGTAGGAAGTCTCGGCCATGGGCGTTTTGTGGCGCCTGCCGAGGTCAGCTCCTGGCGTCGTAGGGCGCGGCGTTGCGCTGGCTCAGGGGCTTCCCGAACCGGTTCAGGATGGGGTAACGGAGCGCGTCCATTGCGTGGTTGTTGCGGTCGACGATTTCTTCGAGGTAGCGCAGCTCGAGCAGCGGGTCCTTTTTGCGCATGTAGGGCCCGATGCCGTCGAGCGGCTTGTGGTTTTCGAACGGCGCGACCGTGGCGCCGAGCTCGGTGAGCGTGTTGACGCAGCGCGGGTGGATGTAGAGGCGGGCGTAGCGCTCGAGCAGCTCGCCCTTGTCATCGTAGCGGCCGCGGATGAGGAACCGATCGGCGACGGCGGCAAGCCCGTCCTCGATCGCGTTGTCGACTTCCTGCACGCGCGCGTGGGCGAGCTTGCGATAGTCCTCGACGAGCCCGGGGCGCGACGGATCGCCGTAGAACTTGTGCCGCGGGTACCATTCGGTCCACGGTTTCAGGGCATCGACCCACCAGCTATCGGCGCGGTGACGTTCGTAGATTTCATCGAGCACCCACGCGACGGCGTCGCGGCCCGAGCCGAGCACGCCGATGAGCAGCAGGCAGCCGGGATCTTCCCAGCCGTGGTCGGCGCCGATGAGGATCTCCGTCCACTGGGTTTCCTCGGGCGGGATGCGGACGTGGAACTTCTCGTTGAAGACGTCGCCGTAGACCCGTCCGCCGGCGGCGTCGAAATTGACGTCATACTCGCGCGCGTAAATGTCGGGGGGCGTGTCGTCTTTGACGCCGTCGAGCCACGCCTGATCCACCTGCGGCGACTCGCACGAGCGCAGCGCGAAGCCGGTGTAGCGGGATTGCTTTCGCTGCGCGCGGTTGAAACTTCCGAAGAGCGAGCCCGCGCGGCCGCGCCGCGGCGTGCCGAACTTCACCCACAGGGCGTTGACGCCCGAGCGGCTGAAGGTGGGGCGGACGACGGCTTGCTCCACCTCGGGCGCGATGTCGTCGGTCTCGTCCTCGATGATGACATCGAAGCGCTGACCGCGGATGCCGCCCGCGTTCTCCGCTCCCCAGGTGGTGAGGCGCGAGCCGTTCTCGTAGGTCGCCTCGAGCAGCGTGCGATTGGGTCGCCCGTGGATGCGCTTGCGCAGCGGCCCTTCGAAGTCGGCGAGCAGGCCCGGCCAGAAAACCTGGCGCGCCTGCTTGAGCGTCGGCATGAGGAGCCCGACGTGAATTCCTTGGCGAGTGAACGCCTGCGAGTGGATGAGCGCGCGGCCGAGAAACGTTTTGCCAGCGCCGCGACCCCACGGGTAGGTCGCAATCGTTCCGGGCACGCATTCCCAAAACGCGCGCTCCTGAAACGAGTCGAGATTAAACCGGAGCATCGGGCGGTGGCGGTTCGGATGCGGGCGCGGGCGCGGCGCCCGGGGTTTCCGATCCGGGATCGGTCGCGCCCGTCATGTTGATGACGACCGCGGGGCCCGCGAGCGGGTGCGCCTTGTCCTCGTCGGGCTCGGCGAAGCCGCTAATCTTGAGGAGCAGCTCGTTCGCATGCACGACGGCGCCGGCGAGCCCGGGAATGCCGGGCGTTGCGATGTCGACGCCGCCGATTTTTTCCAAGCGGTCCATGGCGCGCTGCGCGATCGCGGCGCGTCGCTCGATGATGGCATCCTGAATCGCGCGCGATGCCTCGGTCGAGTAGTTTCGAATCGTGCTCGGCGAAACGCCCCAGCGCTGCCCGAGCTCGCGCTGCAGGCGACGCGACGTGCGTTCGTTCCAGAGCGCGGCCGCCATGAGATCGGCGACGTAATGCACGCGCTCAGTCACGCTCTCGAGCGCGGGGTGCCGCTGCGTCGTCTTCTCTACTGAAGAGTCAAGCGCTGGGTCGGTTTTGTCAGGCACGGCTAACTACTCGTATTCGCTCGAGCCCCCATCTTTCCCTGCGAAACTGCGGGAAAGTACTTGCGCTGCGCTAGCGGTCCGTCAGAGTGATGAGTGCAGTAACCGAAACGAAACGAGAGCGAGACACCCAATGCAAACCAAGTTCATTGCCAAGAAGAGTGCCACGTATGTCCGAGTGGGGACGTGGGTAGTGACCGTCAGCGGAAGCTCTGATTTGCACGTTCGATTCTGCGAGAAAGTCCCGCGAAACGCGACGTTCGAGACCGACGCGCGCATCGTCGGCGCTGTCATCGAGCACGTTCTCTACATGACCGCGAACGACTTCCCCATCGGGAAGCTTGGAATCAAGCGCTAAGCGGATATTCCGCCGGCAGCGCGGGAAAGTTCTTGCGCTGCGCTAGCGGTCCGTCAGAATGAAGATTGTAGCAAGTGACCCCGAACCGAAACGAAAGACCCACAATGAATTCCCAAATCAAAGTTCTCGCCACGAGCCGCACCGTCGCCACGATCACGAACGCCGAGAGCGTCGTGAGCGATGCGTTCGAGATCATCGCTGACCGCAGCGCCGACAAGTTTTTCAATCTGCTCGACACGCTCGCCACGCCCCGACGCGGCTGCATCGGTGGGAAGTTCGATCGCATCACGAGCACTGAGCTCGACGAGATTCGCGCGACGGGCGCCGACTTCAAGAAGATCGACCGATTCTGCTCGACGCTGCTCGTGCTCGTCGCCGGCAAGTCCGAGCCGTTCGTCAACGCCGACGACTACAACGACCTCGTTGACGTCGCCGAACTCGTGCGCCGCGTCGTCGGCTAACCCCAAGACTTTTCCGAAACTTCAATTCCCAACAACCAAAAAAAAGAACAGAGGCAACAACATGTCACACGAAATCGAAACGATGATGTACGTCCAAGAAACCCCGTGGCACGGGCTCGGCACCAAGCTCGAGAACCCCCCCTCCGCAGAGGAAGCGATTCGCTGCGCGGGACTCGATTGGGAAGTTTCCACCGAGCGCCTGCAGACTGCAGACGGTCAGACCGCGCCCGCGTTCGCCACGCGACGCTCGACAGACAAGCGCATCCTCGGCGTCGTCGGCGAGCAGTACGTTCCCGTCCAGAATAAAGCCGCGTTCGCCTTCTTCGATCCGTTCGTGCAGTCGGGCGAAGCTTGTTTCGAGACCGCGGGCTCGCTTCGACAAGGGTCGCGCGTCTGGGTCCTTGCCAAGATCAATCGCGAGCCGAGCATCATCGTCGCCAAGGCGAACGACATCGTCTCCAAATACGTGCTGCTCTCGAACAGCCACGACGGGACGATGGCCGTGCGCGTCGGGTTCACCCCGATTCGCGTCGTCTGCGCCAACACGCTCGCTCTCGCTCACAGTGACGGCGGATCGAAGCTCGTCCGCATCCGCCACGTCGCCAACGTTGACAATGCGCTCGAGGCCGTGCGCGACGTCATGAACCTCGCCAACGCGCAATTCGAGGCGACTGCCGAGCAGTATCGCCGACTCGCAGCGCACGACATCAATTCCGCCGATCTCGCGCGCTACGTCTGCCGAGTCTTCGCTCCTGGCAAAGAAGACTCGAGCGACGAGGACACGACGAAAAAAGCCGAGAAGGGTCGCGTGCTCTCTGCAGTGACGAACCTATTCGAGAACGGGCGCGGCAACAGCCTCCCGGGTGTGCGCGGGACCATGTGGGCCGCTTACAACGCCGTGACCGAGTACCTCTCGTACGAGCGCGGCGCGAACGCCGACACACGCCTCGACCGCCTGTGGTTTCAGGGCGGGGTCAGCACGAACAAGCGTGCTCTCGAGACCGCTATCCAGATGGCAGCGTGATCGTGGTCGGGCGCCCGGTGTGAACGGGCGCCCCTCCTTGCTCACGACTCGAGCAATAGAAAGAGAACCCAGTGACACGTCAACAGAAAGCCGCATCCAAAGCCATCGATGCCCGCGTCATGCGCGCTTACTACGCAACCTGCTGCGGCATCCCCGTCAACATCATGGA